TATTTGTCCCCTAATGAAGATTGGAGCTTTCAAACTGTAGGAAATTACTACGGTGCTGGAGATGATGTAATTCATGGCCATTGGAGCGCAATTTCATCTATTGAGATTTACCGTGAGGGAAACACTCCTTTTGATCTTCAGTTCTTCCATTTGACATCTAACACTGAAATCGGTGGGGGAGCAGCAACTGGAGACGAAATCATTGCTATCCAAGGATGGTTAGATGGAGCAATAGTTACTGAAGAGTTTCAATTGCCAAGTGAAGATTGGGGAGGCGAATACCAAGATGTCTTCCTTCCCTCTTCGTTCGATAATGTTGACAAAGTTGTTATCCGTGATTTATCGCAATGGACAACGGGCGAGTATGTCCAAGGTGAATGGTCTGCCTTCTGTTTTGGAATGGATAACTTTGTTTTCGACGAGGTTATCCCACAAGAACTTATCATTGGTAACTCTGTTGAGTTGAAACCTATACCAGAACTTAGCTCAAGCTTATTTGGAGGGCTGGGATTGCTGCTTCTTTTACAGCGGAAAAGGAGATAATAAATAATAAAATATACAAAAAAGCCCCTCTTCGGAGGGGCTTTTTTTTATTGATTGTAAATCTCTCGCTCTAGCTTTCTATAACGAGCATCTGAATGCCAGACTTCATCACTTTGGGGGGTGTACGTCCCCTCCTGAGTCTGAATCGGTTGTCCCGCTTTGAGCTTCAAGGAAGACGGTTGATATATGTTTAAATTGGTTGTTTTCGGTGCGGAGCTGCCCCCGCAGGAAGTCAGCGCGATCATTGGACTCATTATCACCAACAGCGCGTAGCTTTTCAATTTCTTCGATAAGTTCATTTTTTCTTTTGTTATGTTTTTCTGTTATTTCAAAGAAGGCAAGCTTATTCCTTAAAGCAAGATAAAGCTTGAGACTTTGAGCAAGAGTTTTAATTAAGGACATCATTGCTCTATTATATACACTCTAAAACCTGCTTCCACTCCATATCCCCAATGACAGAAGTTAGTTTCGTTATATCTGCCTGAGTGAACTTTTGGTATTGTCCTTTTAATTTTTCTGGCATTGCTATTTGCTTAACTTTTGCTCCAGAATTCTCTGCCATTTTGTCAGCAATATCCCTAAAAGGAACAGAATTACCAGTGCCAACATTAAAGATCCCAGAGTCATCATGATGAAGCATCCTATAATGAACTTCACAAACATCCTCAACATGGACGAAGTCTCTGCTGGCTTTTCCTCTAAAAACTTTGATCTCACCATGTTCTTGAACTTGTTTAACGAATTTAGTAATAGGACTTGCTTGATCTCCTTTGTGCTCCTCATGAGGACCATACACATTGAAGTACCGAAATCCTTGATACGGATGCTTCTCGTTTAACAACCAATTGTCAAACATATATTTACTATAAGCATAAGGACTCAATGGAATACAGAACTGATCCTCTTGGAAAGTGTCTGCAACCCCATATACTGAAGCACTGCTAGCATATTGGAATTTAATATCCATATTAGCACACAATTGATAAAGAGTGCCAGAGAAGATAAAGTTCTCATTTAGAATCTTTTTTAAGTCAGTTTCTGTCGTACTTGAGTTAGCCCCAAGATGAATAACTGCATCAATACCATTTAAAGGAGGCAGACTGCCGCCAAATTTTATGTCATAAGGTACAACTTCTATTCCCCTCTTCTCAAGATAAGGGCAAAGGTTTTTCCCAATGAAGCCTTCACTGCCAGTGACTACAACACGCTGCATAACGCATTATATTACAAGTCACCTTCGTCTTCAACAAATTCTTTAATATGATTCAAAAATGGAAAACCATTAAGCAAATCATGATGTTCTGCAAATGATTCATCATCCCAACCCCACTCAGAAAACTTCTCTTCTTCGTCCCAAGCTAAAACTTCTTCTGAAGCCATAGAACTTACAGGCTTTTTAGCCCAGAATTTGCAACTCCAGTAGCGTGGGGTAGTTTTATCTTTGGCAGTATCGCACTTATGACGCGCTCTAAAGCTCCTGCGACGATCTGGGTCGTCACGTTTGATCTCCATGTTAGGATCACCAAACTTAACCATAATCACATTGCCAGTCTTGGGATTCTTAACATAAACGCCAAACTTCTTTTTGCCATCCTTAAGTCGGAATGGCTTGTTTAAAGTCTTTTTTTCTGCTTCTGAGTAATCAATGTCTTCGATATCTTGATCTGATTCAGATGAAGCATCCATCCGAACGAAATCTAAACGGGCAAGAGCAAAATCAATTTCCTCATAATCAACGAAAGCTCTTCCAAGCTCTTCAATATAATAATCTTCAGAACCTCTTGCTACATCCTGATCGGCTGCACGGTAAGATTTTTTAACCTTACCTCCGCGCATCATCTTTAAAAACATATTTACTCTAGCCATCGCCCATTGACCTCTGGTCTTGTTAGGACGGTGACTAGAGCTAAATGCTCCCGCACCACGGCGGTAAATTTTCTTTAACTGAGAAAGTGTAACTTTTTTGGAATGCTTTTCATTATGCTCTTTTACTTTATTTTTTAGAGCAGTAACTACTTTTTCTGAGAAGGTAATCTTTTTCCCATCTTTCCCAGCACTACCTTTTTCGTTCTTACTAGAACCTTTTTTGCGCTCGCTAGGCTTTGCTGGAGTTTGCGCTCCACTTTTAGGCCCAGAACGCTTGGCAGACTGAGATTCAAGAAATTCTTTAGCTTCTTTAGAAAAATCGTATTCCATCAAAAGATGTTACACTTGTTTTTCAAAAACTTCGTTATAACTTTGAAGTTTTTCTTCGTCAGTCATATTATCAAGTTTACGATCAACCTCTTCATTAACTAGAGTAGAGATTATATCTATTAACTCTGCAAAAGTTAGATTACTTGTAATATGATTAACAAGGGCTTCGTGAAGCTCTTGTTCTTGATCAGGAGCCATTACTTCTGTAATTGCTTACTCTTATAAATTCGCAGATCAGGCTGGTTATCCTTTTCTTTGTATTTATTCTTGAAGATAACGATTTCTAGTTTTTCACCTCCAACCGTTACGCTTCCAGAGTAAAATGGCTTGTCTCCGCCTTTACGCCAGAGAGCACCAATTTCACGCTCTGACCATTCGCTTGATGTATTATTTTCGTTCATAGATTTGTATAGCTTTTGATTAAGTGCTTCTTATTATGAGGAAGCTCAGTATAACGCTTTTTAATTCTCTTGTAAACCCTTTTCATGATTGGGTCTTTCTGAAAAGAAATTAAGCTCCTGAGATATCTTGCTGTCGATCCACTCATTACTTGCCAAATGAGACTTTGTCAAGGCTTGTTTTTGCAAATCGACGAACATTTCCATTATTCCGATCAAAGATCTGAATATAACTTTCAGTCTCTCCACGAAACTGAGCGTTTAAGGTTTCCCCCTGTGTAGTTTTAAGGCCAAAAAAACGACCCCGTGTACCACGAATGACATTAAGTGCAGTTTTCTGCTTACGATTTAATTTCATAACATGTTATTCTAGAAATAAAAGCCACTTTATCAACTAGAAAGACAAATTTTTTCTAGATTTATTTTAGAGCAATCCTTTGTTATCTCTTTGCAAATAAATTTATTTATCTGCTTTTCGAACCTGTCTTCAAAGTCTACTAGGTTCTTAGAGGAAGAAGCAAATCTCTTGAGAAAACTCAGTGTAAACACAACCTCTATATTGTTCAACCTCAAATCCTCATTGATCTTTTGAAGCTTATGATAAAGAATCCTGAATATATCTTTCTTCCTGACTTGCTTCAATACTAAGTTGCAGTCAAAGAGCGATAATAATTCTTTAAAAATAGAAGAGGTAGGAGAGCCAGATTCAGAATTGAATCCCATAGAAGAGGAGTTTTCAACACCGCTAGTGACAAATATTTTAGCATTGGAGAAGTCAGCTAAATCTCCATTTGCCATTTGAAGCCTACCTTCTTTTAGAATTTGAGCAAATATAGTCTTAACAGAAACATGTAGCCTATGAAAATCATCAATAATGATCACACTATTCGGATGAATATTAATCTTCTCACAAAGAGAAGTATTGTTCATTACCTCTGGTAGAATTTTAAACTTAGCAAACTCGTCTGAGAAATGAACTCCGCTGTAACTTAAAACATTAACCCCTCTCTTCTCTAAAGACTCCTTTAAAGTAGAGCAGAAGAAGCTTTTACCACTGGATTCTACCCCAGTTAGGCAATAGATGTTAGGAGCTGCCCCCTTTTTGTTCATGCCGTAGCTTGATAGTGAAATACTCTCAACGAGAGAATCTATAACACTTTTATTTCCTACAAACTTACTGTTTAAACTTTTCGAAAGTTCTGACAAGATTTCTGGCTTCCTCAAAGGATTCTCTTTCTTAGAAAAGAAATCTTCAAGGTGCTTCATTGCTACTTCAGGAGTATTTTTTTGCTTATCTTCCGCCCAACCTGAAAGTCTATTCGATACAAAAGACATTATGGACTCTGTAGAAGTTAGATCTACCTCACTAGCTTTTATTTCATCCTGAATTTCTTTAAAGGAAGAGTCTTCTTGCCAATGAGAAAGTTTGGCTTGAGCACCACAGTGATCAATAACATCAATAGCTTTATCTGGGTAAAACTTATTAGGGAGATATTTCTCACAAAAATCAATCACATGATTAATAAAGTTCTCTGTGTAACTGACTCCATGAAACTCTTCATAGTATGAGGTGATAGTTGGCAGGATCTCCTCCATTTGGAATTTTGAAGGTTCCTTAATGGTAACTCTTTCAAAGCGACGATCCAAGGCAGTGTCCTTCTTAATTGTATTGGTATACTCGTTAATAGTTGTTGCTCCAATACAGCTAATAGTACCTCTTGCTAATTCTGGCTTAAGAATATTAGAAGCTTCAAGAGAGTTCTCTGTTGTTCCTCCAGCACCAACTAAAGTGTGGATCTCATCTATGAATAAAATAATATTGTCATATTTTTTAACTTCATCAACAAACTTCTCAAGCCGCTCTTCAAATTGCCCCCTATATTGGGTGCCAGCAACCATACTAGACAAACTCAAAGAATAAATAACTTTGTTCGCGATGAGCTCTGGAGCTTCCCCATTTACGATCTGACAAGCGAGACCTTCAATTAAAGAAGTTTTACCTGTTCCCGCTGGACCCACTAGAATTGCATTAGGCTTTTTCTTTCTACAAAGAATTGTGGCTATTTCTGATATCTTGTCATCAAAGTCTACAATTTTATCGAAATCTCCACGAGAAGCTTTTAAGTTTAAGTTTTCTGCAAATTGATCCAGAATAGGGTTCTCATCGAACATACCAATCCATTTGTCAACTAATTCAACGGAAGAGTCTGAGTCGAAATAACTTATGAACTCATCATCCTCGTCTTCTTCATCTTTTATGAATCTAGTAATATCTGTAATCAGAATTCGAAAATCCTCTTCCCCAAGAACTGAATTTAAAGCCTTGGGTGTAAAGCTATCGCTCAACATGACAAGAAGTATAGATTCTGGTCCGATATAATCTAAACCAAAAATATCTCTCTGGATGATCTCACATTCTTCAATTAGCTTATTTAGCTTAGTGGAATATTTTCTAGAAGTTATTTTTTGAGGTTTTTTCTTCTCTATTACTTGAAGCGATGCAAGCTGTAGAGCCTCTTCGGAAGAAAACTTCTCAAGTAGGGCCGAGCAGGAAAGACTTAAGTCATTGATAAAACTATGAAAAAAAACATCTATATCTACCCTATTCCTTTCAAGGAGTTCGTTTAACTCTTGAGATTTTTTAAAAATAGAAGTCAGTTGTGGAGTAAATGGAAGATCGTTCATTTTTTACTTAAGTCCCTCAGTTTCATCATGATTTTTGTATCTACGACTCTTGCTGAGTTCACAAAACTATTACCACGACCTTTGCTAGCATTCAAGATCAAAATGCAGTCTTTTGATATTTTGTACTGCTCAAGGAAATCAGTAAGGGTGGTTGATCTAGAATTATCCATCATAAGAAAACTAGCTGCCCCTGTGTTATCAGAACCTTGAATCAACATGTATTTATTGCCGCTTTGAGATGTCTTTGTGAAAAAATCTTTTACTTGGCAAACTGTCTTGAAGTTAGTCCTCTCTGATATCTCATCTATATCCTTGAGATAACACATAGCCCCAAACTCATCTTCAAAACAATCCTTCAAATCAAAAGAGTAGCTATATCCCAGCAAAGTATTTTCATACCACCAATTAGTGAACTTTTGATAAGGTTTATTTTTGTCAAAGATTTCTTTGTAATTTTTGAAGTTCCTTTTGAACGTTTCAAACCTAGACTCTTTCATTAAAGGACGACCATCGTCAGCAATAGCTTTTGTTTCTATCGCTTGCGATATGGCTTTTAAAATATCATCTCCAAACCTGTCTTTAAATGAAATAAAATTCCTCTTCTCTCTATCCGTCAGTATGTTGAAAGCTTGAGCCTCTAATACTAACCTGCCTCTTTTTTCTGTAGACTCTCCCATCGCTCCAGCTTGGATCAAAGCGACAAGAACAGATATGTTGATTCCGCAACTCTTAGCGGCAGAGAATACATCATACTTGCTCTCAAATCCATCAGCACCTTTAAAAAATATAAGGCTTTCAATAGACTTTTCTGAGATGCCCTTAATGCTATTCAAACCATACCTAATATTGTTATCCTCAATAGAAAAATTCATTTGAGATTTAAATAAGTTTGGTGGCAATAAGCGAATACCAAAGTGATCTAGCTCATGGTGAACAGAAGCAACAACCGCCAAAGGATCTGGATCAAACTCAGAGGATTCAAGCACAGACAAGAAAAACTCTCTAGGATACTTGTATTTCAAATAAACTGTTTTAGCAGCTAACTCAGCATAAGCAAAACTATGAGACTTGTTAAAAGAATAATCTGCCGAAGCTTGAAGTGCAGTCCAGTAGAAATCACTGATTACACCATCCAAACCTAAATCCTCTGCGGCATCATAAATTCTATCTTTCCACTTAGGCATCTCCTCAACCTTCTTCTTGCCAACAATTCGACGGAGAGTCTCTGCTTCTTCCAAGGTTAAACCAAAAACCTTATTGGCAATCTGCATCAATTGCTCTTGATATAGAATTACATTTTTTGACCAAGACAAAATCTCATCTAAATCTTCATGTAATCCACTCTTTTTAAGAGACACTTTTTGAGTGATATATTCATCAACAAATTGTAGAGCTCCAGGCCGTGCTAGAGCCACAACGTCAGAAAGCTCGTTTAGATTTTGTGGTTTCACCTCCTGACAAACCCTAAAGTTTGTGTCAGCAGAAATTTGAAAAAGACCTTCTGGATGGTTGTAATCTTGAAGCTTTTCATAAATAAAAGAATCGTTGGGATCTATGTCATCTATGTTGATGCCTATCTTCTCACAAGTCCTGTGGGCAATAGTTAAAGTCCTCAATCCAAGAATATCAAACTTAACCATCAGGTCAGCAACATCATGCATATTGTACCCAGTGACTAAATCTCCATCTTTAGTTCTCTGTAATGGAACTACATCGCCAATTGATTGCGAGCAGATCGCGATACCAGAAGGATGGACTCCAGTGTTCTTGATTAAATTCTCTACTCTCTTGGCGTTAACAAAAGTTCTTTTGTGCTTTTTTACCCACTGATCAAACTTCTCATTCTCTTCTCTAGCACTTTCTAAAGAAGAAACTTTACCATGGAGTTTGGGGATCATATCACTAACAAAATTAGCCTGATCCTCTTTTGCTTCATCAAAATACTTTGTCGCTTCTCTAATGCAAAGTTTGGAACTAAAAGTATTGAATGTTAAAATTTTTGCAGTCCTGCCATTGTGTTTGTCTTCAATATACTGAATAACCTTTTGTCTCTGCTCATAACTAATGTCTGAATCAACATCAGGAAGAAGACTGCCAACAAGAAACTCCTTGTTTCTCTTATCGTAAACTTTTTTAGCGCGACTCTTTGAAACGAAACGCTCAAAGAATAAGTTGTGAGGTATTGGATCAATATTAGTTACTCCCAATAAATATAAAACAAGAGAGCCAGCAGCAGATCCTCGACCTGCTCCTGTAGGAATGTGATTCTCGTGGCAGAAATTCAATACATCCCAGTTAAGCAAAATGTAATCTGTAAACCCTAGCTCCTCAAAAGTCTCCAATTCTTGTTTGGCTCTTACGTAGTAAGCATCTCTATTATTATATTTAGTGATCCCCTTATCTCGCAAACCCTTGCGAGTTAACTCATACATAATTTCTTTTGTAGAGCTGTTTTCACCAAGACCTAAGCTTTGTAAAACTTTTGAAGAAACCTCTGTTTTAGGAAGTTCTACTCCAGCAGGTTCACAATCATCATATACTGTAAAATCTTCGAACATTACAAATTCATTTCTTTTTTAAGTGCCGAAAAAACCTTGAAACACATCTTGTTATCATACAGTGCATCATGAAGCTTCTCCTCTTCAAATTCAATCCCAAAAAACTTCAATAACTGATTCTGAGAAACCCTCGCTTTAAGAGATCTGTCATGAATTATTTTATACTGCCAACTAAGCATGTTGGTTTTAGGCTTGTCTAGATCTTCCCTATAAGCCTTTCCCAAAGCTCTAGTATCATAGATTCGTTCAAGGTAAGAGTAATCTGGGGTCTCCCCTAATAATCTCTGCATCCCAGCTACCATGTAAACATCGAAGCCAAGCAAGTTCTGACCAACAACTTTGTATTCTGGGTTAAACAAATCAGCTTTAAAATCAGCCCAAACTTTCTTCAAAGGCTCCTTCCTCTCATTATACTTATCCCAACTAAAACCAGTCAAATGCTCTACCTTTTTATTTATTTGTAGATCCTTATGACTAATAAATCTATCATTCTCTTTGATTATCTTATTGCCTTGACAAATCAACCAAGAAACTTGCCAAGTACGAGAGGAATGAAGATTAAGACCCTCAGTCTCCGTGTCGAAAACTAAATATTTTTGATTATGTGGTAGCATCTTTATAAGACTCCCAGCAGAACTCGTCTGAACAGAAGTGATTTAGGTTTGGGTTTTGAAAAGTTGGAGATTTACCCCCAGATCTACTGCAAGCAGCCTTGTACATTTGTAAAGCCTCAAAGTCATCCTTATTATGATGAAGAATAGTTTTGACCATCTGAGTTTTCACATTTAGCTCTTTGATAACAGACCTAATCTGAAAATCAAAAGGGTGGTTATTATCTTCGATAAAGTAAGTCGGATTCAAATGACTTATCTCAATATGAGATAGACCAAAGAAAAATAAATTATTGAAAATATAAGAATCATAAAAAGGAACACATACCTTTAGATTCTCAAAATCTTTATCACTATAGTCAGATAAAATCAAGGAATTCTTATCGCTTAAAGAAGCATCTGAATAAAGTCTCTTCAGATCTTGTATTCCTTGATTGTTCTTCGCAAAGAGAACAAGCTTACTTGGCTTCTCATTGATATCTCCCTCATTTTGTAACACATTTATCCTCAACCCAAAAACCAGTGGGATGCCCTCTTCCTGAAATACTTGATTGAAAATCCTGAACCCATAAAACGAATCTTCTACCATTACCACTCTTTCTAGAGAGTTTATTTTGGCAATGTCTAATATTTTCTCTGTAGTCAATATAGACTTACCTATACTGTACTGACTCTTGAAGAGAGGTATCATGACTTGATCTTAGAGAAGATCCTCGTCCATGTCAAACGAAAAAGCTGGACAACCCGCATATTTTTTCTTCTCAATCCTGACTCCCTTGCCATCATCCAACATCTCTTGCAAATCTTTTTTTGCGTAAGAAGACTTTATGAACTTATCATCTTCTCCAAGTAGGTGATAATAGTCGAAAGGAAATTTAAATGGGCAATGCCACATCAAATCTCCATTTTTTTTCAACTGACCAACGTGAGTAGCTCTACCGCAAACAATCTTACCCGCGAAACCATCTTCTTTTGCTGGGTATCCTTTATCCCAAGCCAAACCACTCTTTGCAGTTTTTTCATTGAAGTTGTTAATGACTTTTTGCACGTCAGTAAGAAAGTATTCAAAGCCCTCTAAATCCAGATCATCCAAGGGCTGCATTTCTAAGCAACCTTCTCCCTCAAGATCAAACTTTAAAAATAAAAATTCCATCTTACGTTTGAGGTATTCTGGATATAAATATTTTACAGCAAGACAATACATATAGTCCTGCATGTTATCTGAATATTCCTTTCCCTCAAAAATACTTTTGGAAGTTTTAAAGTCCCTGATGATTGCAGTTTTTTTTCTTTTAAATAAGAAAAGTTTATCTATGAACCCTAATATTCTGTAATCCTTGTCTCCTTCTTTCACAGAAATATCAAAGTCCTTCTCTGAAATGGATTCCGTAGGCTTTCCATTTGTATCCCCAAAGAAATCAAAATTTAGACCTTCAACTGTCATCTTGTTGATTAGATCCATATTTTCAAAGTCATCTATCTCATACTTTTTTGCATAAGCATCGACCATCCTCTTAATGGGAGGACTAACATTAATATCTTGGGCTTTTATTATCGCCCTGTAATGCTTTCTATGTCTAGGGTTTCCTAGATTTTCAAAAATAGCGTGACAAATAGTTCCACGGAGAGATCCATGATTGGACTTATCTGGCAAGCGTAAGTGGTACTTTGCCCAATATTGCCAAGTGCAGGTTTGCATCGTTTTTATTCTTGATGCAGATAAGGGCTTATTTTCAGATTTCTCCATAATGGAAGTCGAATTTCTTCTCAAACTTCCTTAAATTACTAGAGAAAGTTTTATTGACCCCACGTTTATTCATCTCTTTGGCGAAATCAATAACGTTAGCCATTGATTCATTATGTTGGGTAGAAGAACAATATTCAACATATTTATTAATCTGATCTTCATTCATATCACCAAAATCGTTTTCTGGAGGTGGAGAGAAAAATATCTTGTCAAAATCGATTTGATCACAAAGCTTAAATATAGACTTAATAGAACCTTCAAAACCTCTATTGGAATCTGAATTAAAATCATTATTAAAGGCTATAAAAATTTTATCCAATGGAAGAGAATGTAACTTTGAGATAAATTTTGGAGAGATATTCAATCCAAAAGAAACAAGAACATTCCTTACTCCAGAATCAAACAAAGAAATACAGTCTCCAATAGATTCTACAATATAGACACAACGATGTTCTTCAATAGCGCCAGCAACTTCATCTATTGAATAGTATGGATAAAACCAGTCAGAACACCTCCCATTGTGAAGCCACTTAGGTCTGGGGTCATCTGTTACCTTACGACCTGAAAAGCCGTGTATCTTGCCGTCAGAGCGAACAATAGGGAATATAACTCGCTGATACATTTTGCCAGACATAGCCAAGCCACATCTAAATTTTTTCAAAGTATCTTCTGATACACCCCTGTTTAGGTAAAAGTCGTAATGAGGTAGCAAGCGATTCAAACAGGAATCTGGAAATGTTTTTTCTTCACTCAAAAGGTGTTTCTTAGTAGCGCGTTCATATATGTTTACACTATCGCTCTTCAAATAAGAACTTAAAACACTCTTATCATTAGTATTGAGGGTTTTTTTAAGTAAAGCCTCAAAAGGAAGAAACATAGAATCCTCCACATAATCCTTCCAAACACCAGTATCTTTGTAGATCTGTAACGCTGTAGAGTTATCTCCAGACCTGTAAACCGCACTGGTTCTCCAGTAAGACCCGTGATCTTTTAATCGATAGCCAAGATCTTCTAAAACAGATTTGTAGTCAGTCATTCTGAAAGGACCATTGGTATATCGTCACTCAACTCACCCTCCTGCAAATTAACATCAACATTATTGATTGAATTCACAACGTCTTGCAGATCCCCTCTCTCTTCAACCCTAAAGTTTTCAATATTTAAATTGATAAAGTTTTTACGATTAGATCCATCTGGCATTTCAACAGGATTAATTGCACGTAGAGCTTCTTTGCCCAAGTGTCTTGCTTTTAGATTGACCAACTTATGAGTACCAAAGCGATCTCCATCTTCATGTATCTCATCTGGAATTTTTCTTCTGAGCAAAAACAAGTGAGAACAGAATTGAGTAATGCCATCAGAAAGGGAAACGACACTCTCATCATCAACAATTGCATCTGCACCACGATTGCCAGTAATTCCAAGTCTATTGGCCTGAACAGAAGTCATCATTGATACACAAGGCTTGCCATCAAAACAAAGATCCCTGTGAATTGTCTGCTTGAACAAGTGAACCATTGAAGCCACTTGCTGCCAACCCTCATTCTTACCAAGGTTATTAAAGTCAGTCTTGATGTAATCAAAACTAAAAATCATTTTGTTCCCCCTGCCCACTTTAGAATAGTAGAATCTTTTTAGGTAAGAGCACATTTCTTCAGCAGACATGCCAGCAACATTTTCATAATAGAATTTCATATTGCCAGATTTAATCTGATCCCAAGCACTACGAACTCTTGCTACAACCTCTTCTACCGTCCAATCCTTATAGCTAGAAGTTCTCCATTTGCCGCTTTGTAAGAGGTAAATGGGAATGCCTGTCATAGCGGAACACTGACGAAGAGTAAGTTCCTCTTCACTCATCTCTCCATTATCAAAGTGTAAAACAGGGATGTCGTACTTAGCCGCAGTCCTAGTAGTATAATCCATACAGAACTGAGTTTTACCAACTCCAGAGCGAGCTACAATAACAGAGATATTACCCTCAAGCAGTAAAGATCCATAAATGTCATTGATCCTCTGGTGTGGACCCATTAAGCCAGATTCTTCAACAGGGTTATTACCCCTATCTTCAACCAACTCTTCCATGATGTCGAAAAGGTTGATTGGACCTTCATCATTGAACTCAAACTCTTTTATGTTCTTATTATATATCTCATCTGCTTTATCTATGATCTCAGAATACTTCAAGTCTGGATCAGCTTTTTTAACAAAAGAGGCGACATTTCTAGAAGAATAATAAATCTCACGACGAGCAGAAAACTTTTTCAATTCTCTGACTGAGGAAATAAAAATTTCTTCTGTTATCTTGTGGTATACTAGAGACCGAATATACTCTGGTAAATCAATACTATCTGGAAAACTAACCTTTAGCTGCTCTAATCTTGGAATAAGTATCGTGTCATCTATTGTCTCTGCATTGTTCAACGCATTGCGGATCAACTTAAAGATAGAAAGATGAACTTGAGAGTCTTCACTAAAAAAATCTTTTTCATTTAAAAAAACTGAAACTTCAGCCCACTTATGGGGGTGTTGCAAAAGACCTTTTAGCACAGTCTTCTCTAGATCCATGCTATGAATCATTCTCCAACCTCCTTGTTACAAGATATCTCCACCAATTTTGTAAGAGCCATCTCTACACAGCTATTGTCTGTTCTAGTCGCAAATGTTGGTTGTCCTAAGTCGTTGATGTAAAAAAGGAAAAACCCTTTATTGCTACCACTTGGAGAACCCGTGCAATCAAACAGCTTAGTGAGAACACTCTTTGGTAACGTATTGTCTGTCTTGTCAAAATTATTCATATTACCTCAAGCCTTTTAAGAAGGTCTTGGTCAAGAATATCCTTCTCTAGTATTCTTACAAGCCTAATTTGGTTAATCTCACAAAAATATTCCTTCTTCTCATCTCTTTGTAGTTGAGATAAAAAATTCTGTCTAGAATTAGAGTGAAAAAATTTGTTGAACTTGTAATGCTGGTTACCATCAACTTCTATTGCTAGTTTTTTGTTAGCATTATAAAAATCAAGGGTCATCCTTGTTCCAAGAACAGGCAGCTCTTCAAAAACAATGTCAGAGATCCAATGTCGGTGCAAAAGATCTTTTACCCTTTTCTGAATCTTACTGCGACACTTCTTGTCCCAATCAATTAAGTACTTAGAAGAATTCTTGAGCTTTTGTTCACGACCTGTTGTCGTTAAAAAAATCATGAGAATACATTTTCTGCAATGAAGAACCTCATGCCTTTTTGTACTTCTTCATTGTTCTCAAGAAGATCATACAAAGACTGCATTCCCTGATATTTTTCGTTGATATCGATCCCTCTATTCTTGAGGTAATCCAGAAGCTCTTCGTCGATTTTAAACCAAGATCCAGACTTCTCAATAAAATTCCACATAAGAAGCATTTCTATAATCTCACGCTCAATCCAAATTGACTTACCATCAGAGCGACCATGCTTAATTGGATACCTAATCCTCATTCCAGTACTTTCGTTAGTGGATTTCTGAATTAGCACTTTAGCATAATGCCCAATGATTGGGTTCTCTGGGCTAGGTTTAGCTTTTGGGTCTTTGAGGATTAAATCTGCTTGATTTCTTTTTTCAAAGTTAATAATCCAATCTGGATAATGTAATGCTGCATTGCCACCGCTAGAATTGGTTTGATTGTTTGGATCACCTTTGGCATACTGACTCGTCTTAATAGTTGACCGAACCTGAGAGATCATTATGCACATATGACCAAATTTACCCATACCAAGACTAACCCGCTTTAAGAAGTCTGAAGTTAAAGCTGCACCTGCTGCGACTTTTGCTGCGTCACTAGTGGTTTTAGCTAAATCAGATTTAGGAAGCAAGCCATCCATACTGTCGATGACAATGCAAAATCTTTCTTTTTCTGGATTATTTTTTAGTAATTCTCTAAGACCATCAAAAACAGTGTCGTAAATATGACACTCCCACACGAGACAAGTTCCAAGCTCCCAATTACTAGGATCAGTAACAAATTTCAACCCAGACCGCTTTTGGATATCTTTTGACAAACGACCTTCCGCCTTGATGTAGAGGCCCTTTGTTTTCTCTACGGTCTCCAACATGTTCTTCATAACATGGAGAGCTTCGTTGGTTTTGCCTCCCTCATTACATCCAATAAAACGCTGTAGACCAGCTCCCAAACCACCTCCGATAAACTTATCTAAAATCATGGAGCCAGTTGAGGCAAGGTATGATTCCGCAGTATCTTCAAAATTGTAGTGGAATTCCTTATTGCTTTCAAAAAACTTCGACATAAACTCCGAAGTCCCAACTTTGCTTTTTTCACTCTTCTTACTCATCTAAAAAATCTCTCAGGGTTTTTCTTTTTTCGATCACTCTATCTTCTCCCACTTTGAGCTTGTGGTCAACCATTTTTTCTGAGTTTTTTGGTTTGTAGTGAAATTCCTTGTATTTTTTGTCCAAGTAAGCCAAGCCATCACTGCTTAAAAAGTACTTTATTGTACCGTCTAATTTGAAGGGAGGTTTGACTTTCAGTAAAAAATCTACATCGTTTTCAAATCTCTTGAAGACCTTAGCTGCTGTAATCATGTCCAACTTTGCACTAATGGAACGCTGACCACCAAGCATCCTCTTCACGAAATTTATTTTTTCCTTGTAATATGTAGGCTTTTTAGGTAATTTTTTTTGATTTTTAAAACTAAACCCGCACTCACACTCGTGAGAACGGGTAGAGCATAAGGTAGAGCATTTGGGGCATGTCCTCTTACCTCTTGGCATAGACCAATCCTAATATTGATTCAGATCACAAGCAACCATTTTTCTCACTAACTCTAAGAAATCAGTCTGAGGGTTCCAGTTAAGATCTCTTCTTGCTGATGAGGAGTCTCCTAGAAGCAGGTCCACTTCAGCAGGACGATAGAACTCAGGATTGATCTGTACCAGAACCTTATCTTCGTGGTAATATTTTTCATTAACTCCACGCCCTTCCCAGCGACACTTCTCACAACCAAAACCTGCGAAATTAAAAGCCTCCTCAACAAATTCACGGATGGTATGAGTTTCATTTGAAGATAAGACGTACTCTTTAGGCTGTTCTTGATTGAGCATTAGCCAAACACCTTTGACAAAGTCTTCAGCATCACTCCAATCTCGCTTGGCATCTACATTGCCTAATTCAAGAGGCTCAAAATCACCATTAATATATTCATTTTTAATACGAGCTACATTCTTGGTTATCTTACGAGTTACAAACTCTTCTCCGCGACGAGTTCCTTCATGGTTGAATAGCCATCCTTGAATAGCGAACAAATTGTAGGAGTCTCTCCATACTTTTACCATGTGCCTCGCACTAGCCTTAGAAACGCCGTAGGGGCTTCTTGGGCGTAGTGGGTGAAGTTCTGATTGTGGAGAATGTAAAACGTCCCCAAACTCCTCTGAGGAACCAGCATTATAATAACGGCATTTAGGGCAATGTTTGCGAATCGCCTCAAGCTGGTACATTACAGCCATAGCGTTTGTATTCATGTGGTTAGCAGGTTGAGTCCAACTAACACCAACAAAAGAATTAGCCGCAAAATTAATAAAATAATCTGGCTTCTCTTTAGCGATGACATCTTCTGTATTTACAGAATCAGTAACGTCTAAGTCAATTAGCTTGAAGCGAGGGTGATTAACTAAATGAGAAATATTGTCATGATTCTTAACACTTAGTCTACGAACACCAGCAACAATAGTATGTTCAGTATGCTTCAAGAGATAGTCTGCCATGAAGCTACCGTCTTGACCAGTGACTCCAGTAATGATTACCTTTTTCATTTCCAATAACTATATATGCCTTTGTTGATTTCGTAAACCATTTTTTTGCTTTCTCTTTCTGGTTGATCTTTAGCCCACACAAACATTTTTTTAATTAGTTCATGAACGTTTGTTTCATCAGTGAAATTTGCAACCTCTTTGGCTTTTGTGTGATCACAATGGGCATGTTTTACCTCATGCCTCTCTTCTCCATGTTCGATAATAGCTTCGTAACCCTGCTCTTTTGCAACTTTTTGAACGATTTTTGCTACCTCATTAATAGTCCACTCTTTATCTGCACCAATATTGAATAGTTCTCCATCATAAAACTCAATCATATTTTCAAAGACAGGTAACAAATATTTTACATCTGAAAAAGCTCTTGTCTGCTCTCCATCACCATAAACAATCATAGAATCTCCATCCAAAACTTTCTTAATAAAGATTCCAATTACATTCCTATAAATATCCCAAATATTTTGGTAAATACCCAAAATATTATGAGGTCTAACAATCGTATATCTTAAACCAAATTGACTACCAGCTAATTTAATATCCATCTCTGTGGTGTATTTTGCAACTCCATATGGATCTACTGGATCTGGGATCATTGATTCTGCAAACGGGGCTGGTTGATTTCCATAAACAGCCATCGAAGATGTGAAAATTAATTTACAATCATGTTTAATGCACTCATTCACAATGCGAGTCGAACAAATTACATTATTCTTGTAATTAAACTCTCTAATAAAGGGAGATAAACCTTCAGCCGCATAAGCTGCAAAATGAAAAACCACATCTGGTCTCTCATTATTAAAAATAGATCCAATATCCCCCGACTCAATATTTATTTTATAAAATTTAAAATTATTATGTATAGGTAAAAAATCTTCGCAACCACCAGATAAGTCATCAATCCCAATAACATTGTAACCTTTTTCAAGTAAATATCTTGAAAAGTTAGCTCCTAGTAATCCAGCGCACCCAGTAATAAGAATTTTTTTCATTTTCTTTCTAAAACTGTTAATCCATTATTATTTGTAAATCTTTCTTTAACGAACCACTGTTGATTCTTTTCTACAAATTCTTCAACAGCGTCCCAAAGACCTTTGCCACAGTCTTGACTAAATCCAGATAAAGAATTAATAGCATCAAAAGATTCACACTTGTGAGCGAATAAAGTTGTATCGTGCATAATAATCCATTTTTTTGCTTTAGTGTGATGCTTATCTAGCTCCTGTCTTAATTGATCATAATGATGGAAAGTATCTATGAATAATAGATCAACTTCTTCGATATCAATATTAAGGGAGTCCGAAACTATGAATTTAAAATCTAAACCTTGATCTTTAGCCATGCTCTCAACAAGATCCATGTTTTTACTTCTGTAAAGATCTAAAGATCTCATTTTTTTTGGTTTCCCAGCTAAAAACGCCCAAGTGGAAACAACCTCTCTAACCCCCATTTCCATTATAGTGTCTGACATTTCTGCATATTTTTTTAGTGTGGGCATATGCTCATTAATATCACTTTTTTTATCTGTAAAATATTGGAAATAGCTTTCTATGGTGTTCATATCTTGAAAAATGGTGCTAAATTATCGTGATCTGGAGACAAGTGAGTTGATTTCGAAGGTATTGGAGTAGCCAAAGATCTTCCTCTTTTGTTCAACTCAATAAACATCTCAAAATCTCTTGGTATATTAATTGTAGTAAATTTTTTAAAAATATCAATATCTTCTTTCAAAACAGAATATTTAGTGGCTAATATAATAGTTTTCATTACTCTTTGTTTAAAAAAGTGGCATGCATAAGGGGAACGTGAGGAATACCATGGAACCCAAAAGTATCGTATGTTGATAATTTCTGCATATGAATGTGTCTTTGTTCTGGGCAAGCATTCCATTCAACACTAAATTTAGCAGCTAATTCAACTGGAGCGAACTTAATTCCGAAATCTTTTTCTAGCTTATCTTTAATATTTCTACAAATATACGAATCTTCATTCCCAAAAGATTTAGGATCGACATTGGTAGATATTTTTTGACAACCCTCTAATAATTTTTTACTTCTAAAAGAAAATCCACCATTACCAACAGTTGAAGGTCTTCCAAATTCAAACCAAGGAGCACCAATGTAATCGTATTGAAGATTTTCATCTAGCCAACAAGAAGGATTGATTATAAATCCATCAGCTTGAACTGTTAAAACAAAATCTGTTTTAATGTAATTAGCCAACCGATTAACCATAAAAAAATTATATGACTGGTAACTTGAGTCAAGATCATCTTCAGCAATCCTGCAACCTAATTCCTCAAAATCAGAAGGGTCAAATTCGTCAATCTTTGAAACGAGTACAACATCATCAAAATCAAAAACAGAAAGACAATGTTTTATGACTTTAAGAGCTATATGAATTTCTTTTTCAGAAGATATGTATGTGAAAAGAGATATGCTTTTGTTTTGTTTCATCTTAAGATATTAAGTTTTAAATTCAGACTGGTTGCTTTTAGGGAAAAATTTATTTCTAAATGCTTGTTTTGCTTCGAATCTTTGCATGTTACATTCATCTACCTCCTTAGCTGTTATCTCTCCATAACGAGCTTTCTCAACAGCATTAAAGGTTTTTTGATTAACTTCCACCATTTTACGATACTCTTCGGAAGAAATTAAAACATGCCAAATGCTTTGAGGGAACTGGCTAGATAAATAAGAAGAGCATGACATCCAAACTTCAGACTGTTCTGGATTATTGTTTTTTTTAACTTCAAGGATGGCTAAATAATCAAACGCATAACCTTCATCTACGAGTAATTTTATCATTTTATTAATTTTTGTATATACCCCTTTATCATGTCAAAGTTTATATTTTTAACATGGTCTGCTTCTAGATAAAGGCCATTTGGGTTTAATGGAGTTCTATTGTACAAAGGAGCAGAATTTGGATACGAACAATTTGAATAAAGGCCAAGGACATTCTGATCGTAACCTGACATTATCCAATTCATACCAGTATCTGTTGTCACCAACATTTTGCAAGACAACGCTATAATTACATCCTCCATAACAGTCCCACCAATTGGTTCGTAAGTTGTATTTAGGCTATCATGAATTTTTAAGCCAAGTTGTATGGTTTCAAGTCCTAAAGAATGAATATATTCTATTATTCTATTAGCCAAATCTTTCGGTATGTCTCTAATTCCTTTGGCACTAGAAAATGCCGTAATAGCAACGCAGTTTTTATATTTTGAATTTAAATCAAACCACTGCTCTAACTCAATTTTTAAATCATCTATCTTTCCTAACCCGTGATTATTTGCGAATGCTTGGATGTGGTGAATTTTTGTATACCATTCATTATCTTGATGACAAGACATAGGGTTAAATATATAATCATACTCTTCGCCATGATCTTCTATAAATTGTTTATCTACTTCTGTTGGAAAATCATCGTATCCATCCCAAATTTTTATATCGTCTATGTATTTATTTTTTTTAAAAATTTCTTTGCAATTTTCATATTTTTTATTTATCCCAAGTGTCATATGACTATCTGGGAATATTTTTTTAAACTGCTTGCATAAAACAACTTGCATGGCCAAATCTCCTATTTGACCCTGATTGAAGCCTAAACCTTTAATCATTATACTTTTCTAAAATTTTAGAGTGTTCTATGTCATTTAAAAAATGCAAACTAGCGTCTTCAAAATATTTTTCTTTTACATACCAATCTTCAACTGCTCCATGAGGAGATAGATTAACATTGTTTATAAGTCTTGAATAACCATGACTAGAAAATAGATCAAAGGCTTCTTCTTTAACTTCTGGACCGTTAGCATAAAAATCATGTTCGAATGTAATGAATTTAAATTCAAACTTCTCAAAAGGAAACTTTCTCATCACTTTTTGGGTAGCTCCATCAATATCAAAAGAGAAATAATCTATCTCCTTGGGGCAAGCATACTTATTCAATAGTTCCGTAATGTCACAAATTGTTAAATCTATAGACTCTACGGGAGTATTTCTATAATTTTTGAAGATCGAAGTCAACCTCGTATCAATATCTATTGATAATCCATCCCAACCATTCTGTTCTAAAAGAAGAGTGTTATTACCACATGGATTATTTGTAGAAATTCCGTCTCCGCATCCAAAATCTAAAAAAAATCCTTTTTTAGATTTAAATAAGAAGTTGGCAAATTTATCTTGAGACATTTGAGAGTAGCTATTCATAAGCGAAAAGTTCTTTGTATTGAATTATTGTAAGGAAATATCGAAGAAATTCTATTTTCTAAAACATTTTTTAAACCAATCGCAAAATATTGAGGATCAGAGTAAAGAGGTAGCCCACGCTCTTGAAAAGGTAACCACCTTGCTTTGATCATTGGATAAGTTACTCCCACTTGTGAATAGTAGTCAGCGGTTTCTATCGTAGGGACTCCATTTGCATAAGCCATATACTTAAAACCAGAATCGATAGTTACAAAAGCTTTAGCTCCCATTACGGTAATACATGCCTCGTCAATACTAGAGCAAACTATTTTAACTTTATCCAAAACATCAGAGTAACGCTCTTTTTCTTTTTCTGTACAAATCGCGACCAGCTTATTGTCAGTATCATAAAGAGAGTTGACTAGTTTGGTGATATAACCCTTCCTAAGATTTTTTGGCTCCCATAAATTATGAGTCAAATGCAAACAAACATAATCTCCTTTTTGGACTGTGATCTCTGATTTTGGGAAGTAATAGAATCTACTTAACCAATCAAAATCATAAGTCGTCCATTTCATTTTGTCGATATGGAGATCATAAAAGAAATCATAATCACTTTTATCAACCTCATCCCAAAAACAATATCTGTCAGACATGCTTGGATAAAATCCCTCTAAAACATCTAGTTGGTAAATCTCTCCTCTATCATTATCGAAGGCAAAAGTAATATGGCAATCAGAATGGTATTCTCTAATTGCTGGGATAAATCTATTAGATAAAAGACAATCTCCTAAACCGCCCTCTGCCCTAACAAGAACTTTAGATTGTGTCGTAGAGGTCATTTTGTTTTTCTTGCTTCTGAATATCCTTAACATGAAGGATACAAAAATGCTCAATAGGGTCACTAGATAATTTAGCTTGATTCTTAGCTCCCGCTAAAACCTCATGGACTTTATTCTGCCACTTAACATGACCCTTGGTAGAAACAAAGCGAGATTGGAAATCAGGAAATCCCTCCCAACCCATTTCGTTTATTGTCCAGTTATATTTTTTGACATGTTCTTCTGTCGCCCCGCGAACGACATTAATTCTTGGAATCCAAAGCAGATCAATGTCTCCTTTTCGAACAACTGCCCTTAATGCATTCAATAATGATGGTGGAATTTGTTCGTCAGCATCAATCTGCATCAAATAATCTTTTGTAGACAAGTCGAACAAAGTATTTTTAAAAGCAGAGAAATCTTTCTGAAAGTCAAAATAGTTTACTTTTAACCCACAAAACTTACAAAAATCTTCGACCTCTTTTGTTACCTTATTCTTATCTGCCAATATTACAATCTCCTCATCTGGTAAAACATACGGTTCAAGTGAATTAATTAATCTTTTAAATTCAAAGAACTCATTTGCGACTGTAATTCCATAAGTGATCATAAAAAAACTCCTTCTAGGTAAGCACGACCTAGAAGGAGCAATATAAGTCACCTCAAAGTTTTACTTAACTTTGATCATTATATCTTTTTTTTCCTCTTTTTCAAGAGGTAATTTGACTCTCAATAGGCCATTCTTATATTCTGCCTCAATGGAGTCTTTGTCGATACTCTCGTGCAACGTGAAGTGCTTCTTGACGGAGCGTCGAGATATTTTTTTGTGGTAGAATTCAGAAACCTCGTCATTTTGCTTAGATTCTGCTTCAATTTTTAACGTCTGGCCAGAAACAGAGACACTAATGTCTTCTGAATCTAGACCAACAAGCGCAAATTCAACAACAAAAGAGTCGTCTTTCTTATAAATATCGTAAGGCTCTGAGCCACGATATGGATTAGCACGATTCTCTTCGAAAATTTGATTCATGCGCTTAAATATATCTCCTTCGAAAACGAAAGGAGCCATCATTTTGTTTATCATCATTGTCATACTACTATTTTAGTTAGTTTTTGTTTTTCTAGCCCCGACTTGGGTACTGGAAATTCTCAGACAATGCAAATATACTAAATCAATCTTCTTCGAATTGTGCTTCGTCGATGCGATCAAGTATAAATGCTATTGTTTCGTCGAGTTCTACCTCGTCTGTAAAATTAATTTCTGGTTCGGTCATAGTGCATGTATATACACAAAACCAAACCTTGGGGAAATTCATCCTTCACAAGATTTACATTCCATCATAGATCTTGCTAATTCTTGGCTAGGATTAGCACTTCTCTGGTAGTAAAATCCTTTGATTCCATTCTGCCAGCCATAAATCAATAATTGATTAACCTCTTTTGCAGGAGCCTTTGGAGCTACCATGATATTTAAAGACTGCCCTTGATCAATATACTTTTGTCTTTGAGTAGCTTGTATGACAATTTCTTTTTGAGAAATCTCTCCGAAAGTCTTAAAGACTTCTTTTTCTTCCTCAGACAAGAAAGTAAGATGTTGTACTGATCCGCCTCTTTCTAGGATACTCATCCAAACATCGCCATCATCCTTACCTTTTTCAGCTAAAAGAGTTTTGAGATATGGATTTCTAAAAGTAAACTTACCTTTAGCGAGATCTTTTGTAAAATAGTTGCAATTAAGAGGCTCAATAGATGGAGATACTTGTCCCAAAATAAAGGAGCTGCTTGTAGTTGGTGCAATAGCTAAAGTTGTAGTGTTTCTACGACCGTAGCCTTCGCAATAGAGAGGTTCACCTAAACCAGTTGCTAATTCTGCTGTAGCTTTGTCTGCCCGACTACGGATAGTCTTCCAAATTGAACTATTCTGCATTTTAGCCTCCATACTTTCAAAACCAATCATTTTACTTTGAAGGTAAGAGTGCCAACCCAGCACACCCATACCCAAAGCCCTGTGGCGCTTGGCAAAGTTATGAGAAGATTCCATGAACGGAATGTTTTTAGTTTTTACAATATATTCCTCCATAACGGCATCAAGGAACATCACTAGAGTCTCAATGGCATCCGTTTTTTCTATGTCTTCCCACCTGACAAGGTTTAGAGATGACAAGCAGCAAACAAAAGACTCATCTTCCTTAGAAGGTAAGGAGATTTCATTACAAAGGTTGGAAGCGTAAATTTTCATCCCTTGATCCTTGTAACAATCAGGGGCATTTTTGTTAGCCGTATCTTGGAAGAAGATATATGGATATCCTGTTTCAAATCGCTTCTTAATAACAGATGCCCAAATTTGACGTTTATCTGGGTCACCATTAACCATGCTCTCCATCCATTCGTCAGTAACAGTGACTGCGAAAGACATTTCTTGGATTGCATTGCCCTCACTCTTGATGCGAAGAAACTCTTTGATGTCAGGATGCTCAATAGGAAGATATGCAGCAAAAGAACCTCGACGAACATTTCCTTGTGAAACTACGGAAGCCACTTTGTCAAATAACTCCATAAAATGCACTGAACCAGAAGATTCACCTCCAGAATTAATTGGAGCACCTCTTTCTCTAAGATCTCCAAAATAAGCTGAAGTGCCAGAACCATGTTTAGTCTGCATTCCAACCTCTGATTGTTTGGCTAAAATACCATCCATTCTATCTGGGACGTAAACTCCATTACAAGAAATGGGTAAACCTCGTTCACGCCCAAAATTGGACCACACAGGAGAAGCTAGGGAATAGAACCCTTGCTTCATATAACTCACAAATTTGTCAGCGAAACCGTCCATACTGAGATACTGTTCAGCAGTATCTGCGATGTCACGAATCCTCTGTTCTGGAGTTTCTGCTCCTTTAAGATATCCTCTCTCAAGGAATAGCCTTGAGTCCTCATTTAACCAATAGTAATCTGTCATTTAGAACAAGTCGTCTGCGTTGAACGTCTGGGAATTTTTTGAGTACTCGACGGGTCGAGCATAAAAGAAGTCTGTGGCGTTATTGCCAAGCAACTCCTCTTCAAACCAGATTGTGTCTTTAAGCAGGTTTTTGTCAACATCAAAAGCTTGTTTGAAGCCGATTTTGTCCAAAGAATCATTGATTCTGTTTTTAATAAACTCTTTAAGAACGATAGCGTTCAGACCCTTCTCACGAATTCCATTAATCATCCAATCAACAATTTTGCTTTCTGCCTTGAAAGCTTGTTGAGCCTCATCAAGAATACGCTCTTCCAACTCTTCATCAAAGAACTCAGGATGCTCTTCACGAATAGTGTTGATGATCTTCATTCCAACCATAGCATGTAGATTTTCCTCATTACGAGTATACTTCACTTGCTGATCAGTATCCTTAAGAACATTCTTATTACGAGCGAACCAATTGATTACATAGAATTGCGAAAACAAAGAAACGTTCTCCACAAAAAGGGTGAATAAGATAAGTGCATAAACATACTGCTTTTTGTTATTCTTATAAAACTTGTGGGTATATTTACGCAAATAGTTTACTCGCCCCTCAATAAAGTCGAGCTTCAAGTTTTCTTCAAACACCTCCTCCAATCCTAGAACCTCAAGCAACCGCTCATAAGCATTGTTGTGAATAACTTCTACGTTCGCCATAACAAAGCCTAAATCACTTAAAGAAGGGTGTGGCAAATTGTCGCCCAACTTACTCCAAAACTTTTTCACTGCTACTTCGATTTGCCCAATAGCAGAGAGTGTTCTCACAATTATCTCCTTATCTCTTTCACAAAGAGACACGTTGAAGTCTTGAATATCAGAAGCAAAACTAAACTCTTTGTCGGTCCAAAAACCATTGTGCATTGCTTCGATGAATTCCCCTGCCCAAGAATAGCGGTCAGGCTTGCGTGATACTTGCTCTTCAAAAATCATGTCTCATCTATTTACACAACCTGACGAAATGGGCAAGATAAAAATGAAAAAAGTTGGCAAAGCCTCCTTATTAATACGAACGAAGAGAGTATTAATAAGGATACGTACCCTTACAGCGCAGTAAAGGTACGTATCCTTACGTAAGGTTACGTATCCTAACAGCGAAGTTAGGTTACGTACCCTTTCCTTCGTTGACTCCGTTACGTTATTATACGGAGTAAAAAAAATCTGTCAACAAAAAAAATTTACTTGAAATTTCTTAATTTTCTTAGAGTATAGCTTTATCAAGAATGGATTATCAGGCTAGCGACCCAGAGTTAACAGAACTAATTAAAGACGATGATAATGAGGAGGCATTAGGTTTACTTATAGATCGGCACTCTGGTATTTATATTGACATGGTTAGAAGATATGCTTCCAAATCTCTTCCTCCTGATGATATTGCTGACATTATCGATGACAAAGATTATATTATATACAAAGCAGCATTAGACTATGACGAAAAAAAAGCCAAGTTCTCAACTCATGTTGGGAATAAAGCTAAATATCTTTGCTTGAGTAGGAAAACAGCTAAGAAAAATAGCAGAAAAATTTTATCTTTTGAATCGATTGATTACGCTGAAGAATCAAAAGATCTTCATCCGGATGAGAGCTGTGAAATTAAAGAAAGTTTTTCTGAAATTATTAACTTAATAAATAGTCACAAAGACGAAAGAGTTAAAATTATTTTTAAAGAAAGATACTTTGCTGGAGAGAGAGGTAAGTTAGAAACTTGGAAGAATATTGGAGACAAGATAGGCATCTCTGCTCAAGGATGTATAAACATACACGACAAAACATTAGAAGAATTTAAAAAGCAAATTAAAAAAAATGCATAAACTAAATTTCGACGCACCGTTTAACTCTTTAAGTTTAGGAAATGTGTCTTTGAACTTTCTCAGAGAATTAAGAGATAAAGATATTGATTTAAATATTTTCCCACTAAGCAAGGTTGACTTGTCTGCTTTTGATCGTCTTCCTGATGAGTATACAAAGTATCTTGAAGATAAATCTTTAAATAATTTAAAAAAATTAGAGAGATCAACTCCCACACTGAAGGTTTGGCATATCAATGGTTCAGAAAAGAAAATTGGAGACAACCAGTTCCTATACACTTTTTACGAAGTTGACTCGCCAACAGACGAGGAGATTGCGGTTGTGAAAGCTCAGAATCATGTTTTCTTCTCTTGCTCTGAAGCAGCCGATATATTCAAACAAAAAGGTTGTGATAATGTGTCCTATGTACCATTAGGATTTGACACAGACTTTCACGAGACAGGGAAAGAATACTTGGGCGAAGATGTCATACATTTTGGACTGATTGGCAAAATGGAGCGAAGAAAAAATACTCAAGCTCTTATACAACTTTGGTGCAATAAATTTGGTAACAACCCAAGGTATCAACTTACTTGCTTGGTTGGAAATCCATTCATTAAACAAGATCAAATGAACCAACTGATTGCTCAATCAATGAACAATCAAAAATACTCAAATGTAAACTTTTTGCCTCGACTCAAAACAAACAGCGAGGTAAATGAAGTTATTAATGCCATTGATATTGATCTTTCTGGCTTATCAAATGGAGAAGGGTGGAACTTGCCAGCATTTAATGCTACAGCATTAGGAAAATGGTCCATTGTTAGTGATTGTAGCTCTCATAAAGACTGGGCTAATAAAGGTAATTCTATATTAGTAGAGCCTATTGGTAAACAACCCTGCTATGATAACATTTTCTTTTTCGAAGGCCAAAGATTTAATCAAGGCGAGTACTATCGACTGAGTGGCCAAGGAATCTCAGAAGCAATGGATCGTTCGGTTCAAATGGCAAAATCAGAAAACAAAGAGGGATTAAAACTTCAAGAAGAATTTACTTACAAGAAGACTATTGAAAAAATCCTAGAAAAAATATACTAAAATGCCAATCTACATATTTAAAAACCCAAAAACAGAAGAATATAAAGAGATCGTTCAAACAATGAACGAAGAGCATATTTATATTGACGAGTTTGGTTTAGAATGGAAAAGGGTTTTCACGATCCCCCACGCTTCAATAGACACAAAAGAAGACGCATGGAATCATAATCAATTTGTAGAAAAGACTGGTAAAATGAAGGGTACGGTTGGAGATGTTTTAGACTACTCAGCAGAACTTTCATCGAAAAGAGCAGAATCTAATGGTGGAGAAGATCCAGTTAAAAGACAAGCCTTTAACGACTACGAAAAGAAAGTTGGTAAAAAACACATCTCAGATAGAAAAAAGACTATCGAAACTTCTAGGATTAAAGTAGATTTGGATTAAGTTACATACTGAAATTTTGTAAAGTCTATAACTCCAGTGAAATACTCTGTAACAAAAACTAATTTTGCTTCGTCTGGTTCTGCTACAGTATCAACTAATAAAAGCCCAGTTACAGCCTGACCAGTATTTAACACCTCATCTGTGGAGTTTGTGCCGAATGAATTCCCATAAGCAGTGTTTAAGTATGACGAGAGATCACTTGGATATGAATTATCTATCTTGAACCTTGATCCAATGCGATTCACCCAATATTGAGAAGCTGCTTCTGAGTTATCTTGAAGGGTAAGGGTATTATCTATATGAGCTGTACCTCCTACGTTTATATTCCCGCTAAAGATTCCAGAATGATTTTGATTGACTCTTAAATGTGTATCAAAGTAAGCATCATTTCCTGAAAAATAAGCATCGCTTTCAAAAATAGCATCACCATTTTCAAATTTTACATCGCCATTCCTAAAATTAATACCACTTTCAAATGATATAACCAAAGATTGATTTGTATCGTTAGTAACTGTGGTTTCATGATCTGCCAATATAACACTTCCTGTGATCTGATCACTAAAAGAAGATGATTTTCCAGCCAATATTGTATTATTTTGTCCACTGGCCCCAAAATCAACTTGCGTTCCATTAACAAGAACATTGTAACTTCCAGAAATATCGGTATTATTTAATCCGTTCACCAGAACGTTGTTTGAACCTGAAACGACATTCCCCTCTCCACCCAAGGCTATAGAACTAGAGGAAAAAGAGTTAGTAGATGACGTAGTTAAAAGTGCGTTGTTATCAACTGTAACTTCTGTATTAAAATTTATTGGACCATCAATATCCCGCGAAAGGTTAATTTGAAACCCAGTAGAAAGGTCACTAAAAGAGAAATCACCACTAGGACTAGTAAAAGTTGGTAATTGCAATTGTTGTGGTTGAATTTTTGTAAATGGCATGTTACAATAGATTATCTATTAAATAATACACTTTTTCTATGAAATTTACACTTTACAAACCAAATGCTAAAAATACTGGATCTGCCTTCACCTTTGATTCCACTAAAGACAGGAACGGTAAGCCTGTGCTTTTTGTCTCAATGATTTTACAACACAGCTGGAATGATGAACGGAAAACAGGCTCTTTTAAAGAAAATGCCAAAAATCCAGAAAAATCCACAACAATCAAGCTAACAGAAAATGAGGCTGGTGAATTCCTGTCTTGCATGAAGACTCGTATCCCTTTTGTGGGTTTTCACAAAACTGAAGACAAAACCACTATTATTAAACTAACTCCTTGGGATAAAAATCGCATTATTAAAAACAAAGATGGTCAAGAAACCTTCAAATCTCCAGCTTGGGGGTTAACAGTTACAAAAAATTCTTCGCAATTCTTCAAGCTCCCAATTGAAGCAGGAGAAGCTGAGTGTTTAGCCATCCTTCTTGAAGGCTACATTAAAGAAAGTCTGGTTGCCCAATCAGAAGCCTACAAACAAGAACAGCCACAAAAAACTTACCAAAAACCAAAGCCAAAAGCCTCAGTTGTTGAGGATGACGATGACGATGTCCCATTCTAAAATTAAAGTCTTAGTCCAATCTAATTACTCCCGCATGGTAACGGGGTTTGGGAAGAATATGAAAAATATTCTCCTCGCTCTTTACCGTGATCCAGACATTGAAGTTATCGAAGCTGCCAATGGAGTGCCTTATGGCAGAGATATCAATACACCTTGGGAATCTTACGGCACATACCCTTCTGACCCAAAAACCTTAAAGGTAATAGAGAAAGAGCCAGCAAAGAAAAGGGCTGCTCAATATGGTTTTTACACGATAGACAAGATTGTAGAAAAAGTAAATCCAGACGTATTTTTGGGCATTGAGGATATTTGGGCATTTAGAGAATACGAGAAAAAACCTTGGTGGAATAAAACAAAAAAAATCATTTGGACAACTCTGGATAGCTTACCTATTCTCCAGCAAGCAATAGACACAGAACCTAAATGTGACCAAATGCTTGTTTGGGCAAGCTTCGCAGAAGAGGCCATGAAAAAGCTTGGTCATGAAACCGTAGAGACTGTTCATGGCGCTGTTGACTACAGTCACTTTAAACCATTGGAAAATAGAGATGACCTACGAAATTTGCATGGCCTTAGTAATAATTTCGTTATTGGTTTTGTATTCAAAAATCAATTAAGAAAATCAGTTCCAAATATTCTAGAAGGTTTTAAGAAATTCAAATCCAAAAACCCAGAAGTAAAAGCAAAACTCTTACTTCACACGGATTGGGGCGAGAAGCAACATGGATGGGATATACCAAGATATTTAAAAGAAAAAGATCTTGAAGACGGAAGTGTTTTGTCAACTTATGTGTGTCATAAGTGCGATGATTATTTCATCCAACCTTACTCTGGTGAAGACAAAAATTGTTCTTCATGTGGTTCCGAAAAATCTGTAAAAACAAAAAACAGCGGCAAAGGAGTAGGCGAGAAAGAGTTAAATGAAATCTATAACATGATGGACGTTTACTGCCACCCATTCACAAGTGGAGGGCAGGAGTTACCAATTCAAGAAGCTAAGGCTGCTGGCTTGATAACTCTCGTTACAGACTATTCTTGCGGCACTGATTCAGCGTATGAGCATCAAGGAGGACTCCCTCTAGCTTGGAACGAGTATAGAGAACCAAGCACCCAGTTCATAAAAGCTACAACATGTCCAGACAGTATTTGCGAAAGGTTACAACAAGTTTATGAAATGGATGAAGAATCCAAACACAAGCTTATTGAAACTGGAAAGAAATATGTCCAAGAAAACTTTTCGGTTGAAAATACCGTAGAGAAATTAAAAAACTTTATTAAGTCGGTAGAGTTAAGAACCTCTGAAGAAGAAAAAGAAGAAAAAAAATCTAAAGAAACAAAGGTATCAATACAAGACTTCCTTAAAGACGTTCCACTGAAAGATAGGATCGCAGTTGTTCTACCAAGGTCAGCTGGAGATGTATTGATGGCCAATTCATTAATAGAAAACTTGAGTGAGCTTTACCCTGATAAAAAAATATTCTTCGTAACTCAACCAGAATTTTACGACTTAATTAACGATAACCCCTTTGTACACAAAGTAATTCCATACTCAAGCTCTTTCGAAGATCTATACGTTCTTGAAGGTAGAGGTGGTCATGAAGGTCTTTTTGATATGGCTTTCCTGCCTCACTGCATGACTCAAAAAACATACAGTTACAATCATAATGGCAAAGACAAAACACAATTTAGATTAAAATGAGCCACTTAGTAGAAGTTTACGCAAAAGACTTGGGAGTAAAAATTGGAGAACCATATCTAAAACCTCACTTCTTTCCGATCCTTGATGATAATTATATCACCATCCACAATGACAATAAAGTTCAATCTAAAGAATACGATTATTGGGAAGAAGTTATCGTCTTGGTAAAAAAACAAGCTCCAGAAATTAATTTTATTCAAATAGGTTCTGGTAAAGAGCCAAGAATAAAAAACGCTACAAAATTCGTTCCCACCTTAAATATAAAGCAGTCCGCTTATATAATTAAAAATGCATTGATGCATGTTGGTATTGATAGTCTTCCAGTACACATTGCTTCTTCTTTTAACAAACCAATAGTAGCAATTTACGCTCACACATATGCTTCTACATGTGGGCCAGTTTGGGGGCATAAAAAAAATCATAAATTAATTGAGTCTCACAGGAATAAAGAAAAACCCTCGTACTCTTTAAAAGAAAACCCCAAAAAAATCAATCTAATTAAACCAGAAGAGATTGCTAATGCTATCTTAAAAAAGCTAGGCAAGAATAAATGTTCTCACAAAACCCTCTATGTAGGGGATAAATTTAAAGAAAAGTTGATTCACGTTATCCCTGACAATAAGTATCAAGTATCTTCTAAAAATGTAGTCCTTAGATTCGATTTGCTTCATAATGAAGAAAATTGTATTCATCTCTTCAGAAATAATAATATATCAATTGTCACAAATAAACCTTTAGGTGATGAAATATTAAATCAGAAAAATATAAACTGCGTTAATTATTTCTCTGATCGTTTCGACGAAGACTTCATCAAAAAAGTTAAAAATAAAGGCTTATCCTTGCGGCTGTTTTGCACAAGCAAAGAAAATTTAAATGAAGAAAGGTATAAGTTTTTTGATTATCAAATAGCATTAATTGAAGATGCTGAGAAGATAGAATCAAATAAAAAACAAATTAAACTTCCAAAGAAAAACTTCAAAATTAGATCTTACTCCATATACATGAAAAATGGCGAGGCATACCACTCTCTTTTTGAAGCGAACGGAAAAGAAAATTTAGACGATATTTTCATTGACTTAGAGAAACTTATGGTTTACACTGATTGAAATGAGTGAAGAAAAGATTTACGGTCCTGACGTTTATAAGCGAAACAAACATGGCCTTCTAGAAAATGCTGAGTACGAGTTTAACGATGATGGCTCTGTAAATTGGAGGGCGATGATTAAGCCAGAATTTCTTTACCCCAATAAAGATTGGTTTACAGCTCGTAAAAAAGATATCCCTACTTCTTCAGAAGGTTTGGAAGATAAACAGCTTTTGATTATGTTGGGCGGTATTAAAGAGCTTGCTCGCCTTAGAGGTTTTGAGAGCGTTTCTTTCAAGACTGACCATTTAAGTGATACTTACGTAATCGCAAGCTGTGAGATCATTTGGTCTCCAAACTATGAAAGCAACGAAGAACGTATTGTCTACCAAGATGTGGCTAATGCAACACTTCAAAATACAGGGTCTTTCGCGGCAAAGTTTTTAGAAACCATTGCTTGTAATAGAGCTTTTGTAAGATGTGTGCGAAACTTCCTAAATATCCACATTGTAGGAGCAGATGAGATAGACAAATCAAAAGATGCAATGAATGCACCCTACATTGAAGCATCAAGTGATGAGATTGATTCTGTATCTGTATTGTCTCCTATAGTTCAACTCAAGATGACATTTGTTGATGAAATGAATGGAGAATCTTTTGAAGACTTCAAAGTTCTTTTAAGAAAGCTGTGGACTGAAGAAAAATATAAAAATCCAGATGCTAAGGACTGGAATGATTTCTCAGACATCCCAGCAAAAGAAGCTCGTAAGATTAGAGCTGCTTTAAAGAAACTACAATCCTAAAAAGTTCCTTTGATTGGCTGTAAATTTAACACTATTCTTTGTTGTTAAAACAGCATTCATATTAGCATCGATAATTAATTGTTCGTCTGGTTTTAGTAACTTAACAGTGGATTCTTTGATTGTTGTAGTCACTCCTGATGATCCAAACTCAAGAGTTATACCTGATATTGTAGGCTTGAAAGTGCTTGGGAGACTAATTCCAACTATAGTTCTACTAGATTCACTTGGAGGAAATCTATTGGATTGAGACGCAGAAAAATTACTAGCTGCTAGAGCTTTAATATCTGCAATTTTCCCATTTTTTAAATCCAAAGTAATCGGATTAAGTGGATTTCCACTTGCGCCATTAGTTTTTAAATCATAATATTTAATATCAAACCTTTCAAACAATTCTGATAATTTCGCTGATATTTCGTCAAGCCTAGCTTGTCTGCTCGCAGCGGCTTCTTCTTCTTTCCTTGTTTTATCAGTTTCAAGTTCGTCTGTCGGCCTTTTAGATCTAGTAAAATAAGCTCTTGCAGTTTGAGAGCCATCTTTATCTTGATTTTTAAATAATACTGCTGATGCGTCAGCGAGAGACTTTATTTTCTTATTAAGCTCGCCTGTTACTGCTAAATATTCAGACAATTTATTCCTAGTAAATTGATAATTTGATGGGGTGAATAATGAATAATCAAGCTCCTCCTTGTCTGCGCCATTCGCTGCTTTAGAGCTTCCACTTTTTATACCAACAAAACCATAGTCTCCAGTTCCTTCTGAACCCGCGAATTGCATAAGTTTATTGAGGGATATGTCTGATCCACCAATAGACTTTAGAGCAGTAAATACGTCAGCAAGAGCTTCTATATCTGAGATCATTGTTCCTTTTTCATAAGGACCACTTATGCTCATTTCAGATCCTGTCCAATTTATCCTCCTAGCTGTGTATTGCAAGTAATAATTAGAAACAAAAACCTTATTATGGAGCAAGTTTAAAATATTTTGTATTTTCCCGTAAGCTTCTCCCCCAGAAGGTCTCTCTATTATTTCACCAGTAACAGAATTTTTTAATTGTATAAATTTGCCAGTTTTAAGGTCCATTGCGCCTTTATTATATTCATCTAAATTATCTTCAATTCCAGTCAATATCTCAGAACCACCAGCTCTTGCATCAGCTATATCTAATGATGATGCCCATTCAGATTCTTTCCAAGTAATGTTATCATTCTGCCTTGTTGCAATAATTCCCATTACATCGAAATTCTGTTGAGTATATTTCCCAGCAAGGTGCATTCCATAATATAATTTAAGCAAATCCGTAGAAACATCTATTGACGATAGCAATTTCTTTAAAGAAACTTTTTTAAATCTAGTCCTTCTATCACCTTGATCAAACTCAAAAGTTTGCTGTTTTTTTTCTATCTGAGAGGAAAAAGCATTTACAATAACAGGAGACATTTTGTCTTGTGTGAAAGAAGCATTAATATATTTTCTTTGTACTTCTTCTGATTGCTCCAATGGGTTTAATGGCGGCAAAGCCGCTGCTGAAGCAGAATTTACAAACTTAACCGCACCAGAGAATGGATCGACAAACCAGTAATATCCAAACTTAGAAGCTATATTGGAAATAATCGCATCTAAAGTCCCAGACTCTTGAAATAAAACACTACCATTTGATGGTAGTCCCTGTACATGTATACCACATTGGGCCAAACCTTGTTTAGCTTCAGTCAACGTATAACCATACCTTAAATCATAATTAGAATAATCTGGATTAGCTTTATAATGATTACTAATTTGATCTGAATTGTAAGAGAATTTTTCAACTAAAGAATTATTTTGATAAACTAAAGATGTTTTAACTCCTTCTGAAGTGACAGAACTTTCTTCATTATAAATATTACCAATCCTTACAATACCTCCAGTTTTGTTTGGTCCCCTAAATGGGAATTTTTGTGACGGGTTTGTTATGGGGCTATTTGTACATTCACTAAAATACGGCATTATAATGTCAGACCCCGCTCTTTCATCTTTAGGATGACATTGACTACCCCTAACAATAAAACAGTGAGACTTCAGTTTAAGAGAAGTAATATCTGAAAATTCTCTGTGAACCCTAGTAGCAGTCCCGTCTTTTCTAGTCGTTTTTCTAACCTCTTGGAAATTATTAATTATACGCTGGAGTGTCTCATTAGAAAGTGTGGCCCTTCCAGCAGAAGAGCCAATAATAGTCCCAAGCTCATTCCCTTCTTGACTTAAATCCTTAGCGTTTTTAATACTTTCGATAGAGAGTGAGTGATCGCCCCCTGAATTTGAGAAATTAAAATTCAAAGATACTAAAGTTTCTTTCCCTGATGAATTCATTATAACGTATAAGTTTCTATTTGCTGGTTAATCAAGAATACTGATGAATCTACTCCTGTTTCTATCATATACACTCCAGTATTAGTTTGGATGAAATCTTTAGGATCTTGCTCCATTCCATTTAAGTAAAAATCGACATGATTTTCTACAAATTTATTTCCATAAATGTCTGCGATACCAGTCACTTCATTAATTTGACTTTCTTTTCTTATCGCAAATGCAATACCCGTAACATCATCTAAATCAGTAGAAGAATCAAAGCTTACCACCTTCTGACCATTAAAAAATAAAAAATATTTTTCCTCCATCTCTATAGTGTCAGCAGTTACATCTACATCATCAATTTTATACAATAAGTTTCTAACAACATCATTCCAAGATCCTATAGCCGTACTTGTTTTCCCAGTTACAAAAGAAGAAGACGGAGTTCTTTTATCATAAAAAATTACATCTTCATTACTCAAATCTAAAACTGGATCAAAAATAATTTTTCCTCTAGAATTTTCTACATCAACAATGTAATTTCCAGAATCTGATACTATATAATAACTCTTATTGTTTGAATCTGTAACTGAAAAAGTTTCAGACTCAAGCATTGTTTGAGAGTTAAAAGACATTAAAGAACATTTACTTCCAGTTATTATGCTGTCATCAAAAAAGAATGGATATTCTTTTTCATTACCATTTTCATCTAACCTAAAATGAGTTTCCTCTTCTAAAGGAGCACTTAAAAAAGCATTTTGATTTTTATGCAAGATGTTTCGTATACTCCCTGATATAGTAGAGTCTCCAGTGGCTATTACATAATTAAACTTCATGACCTACCTCCCATATAATAAATATAATCTTTCTTTAAATCTTCAGAATCCCCTTGCAGGGTTACACCAGACGATGCAGCTGAAGTTGTAACATAGGATTCTGTTAGTGCGGTCTGAGTTACACCGCTTATTTCAGAAAGAGTCCCAGTAAGTGGAGTCTTGCCATATAAATTAATTGTTATTTTATCTTGGGTCATTCCAGTAACTTCTGTATACATAGATATTGACTCTGAAACATCATTTAAGCCTAAAGTGTCGTAAGCATCTTCTCCAGTTGGATAGTAAACATATCCAGAGTCTGAATGTAATTTGCCCAATTCTTCTTTATAAAAAGTTTTAACATTACCATTATTCAAAGTATAATATTTATAATATCTTTCTCCTTCCTCCCTGCTCTCACTGGATGAAGAATTTATACTTCCAGTAAACTCCTCTCTTCCTGTGATGATTTCCAATGTACCTGTAGAGTAATAATCGTAACCTGTAACTCCAGTCTTGTATACAATTGTTTCAGAATAACCAGTGACTCTTTCCTCTATTAATGTAGACCCAGAAGTGAAAGAATAATCGCCAATTATCCCTTCCCCTAAATCTTTTAAAAATTCTTCTCCAATATATCCAGAGAAAATCGCAAGATTATTCAAACTACCACTAAGAGTTGCAGTTTCATTATCTATTGATCTAAAATAAGTGTCACTTCCCCCAAAAGTCAAAAAAGAATTTGCTGAAATAAATTGGTTGGATGCTGGCACATCCATTGTTTTTACCAAATTATTAAGGTAATCAAAATAATTCACAGTAATAAAACTTTCACCAGCGGACACTGCGATCAGATTTCTTTTAGACAATTCTATAGAATGTTCTACCTCTATTGAATATCCATCAGAATCAAAAGTTTGACAAAATAAATGCCCTCTATCAGTAATACCAACATTAAAACCTTCAGATGTCTCTATCTCAAATGATTCAATAGTTTCCTTCCCAGTTTTGAAACATCCCATAATTATGCCATCATCAATTTTTCCATCTAAAAATTCAAAGTCAATAAGAACAGAAATATTATTGGCATTCAAACCATCTAAAGGTATTCGCAAGTTTCCAGAAGTCAATATAAGCTTATCATTAGCTAATAAAGTTTGAAGATTATTGTTAGCATCGATCTCAGAAGATTCATATGAACCTAAAACATAACCTGTATGTAATGAAGGTTGATTTACTAATTCATGGTTAAGTAAAACTCCCGTAAAATCTGATCCAGCACCTAATATATCGATCTCATCAGAAGAATAATTAAAATCATAAAAAGCAGATAGCCTTTGGTTTGAACCAACGCCTTCCTGTAAAACGGAATATAAACCTTTCGCGCTCATTAATAATACTTTGATAAATTATAAGATATTGAATTTTGTCCTGTAGAATAAGATTCAGCTATGATATAATCTCCACTACAAAAACCAGAAACAAATTCTTTTAAGGTCTCCAATTGACTCCCATCATTACTACAATTAGCTGAAATAGAATAATTCCCTAGACTACGAGAAATCATTTGAGAAGCCTGAAAACCTCCAATAGTTTCTTGCACGTTATTAATAGCAAGAGGTTTTTTATCTTGAATGTTTAAATTTAAATCTTTCAAATCTCCGTCAGAAAAATCTACTTGATTGTTATAAGTATAATTGTAAGAAATTGTATTATCAACTGGATTTTTAGATATTGAAAAACTTATTGGCTCTGAGTTTACATATGAAGAATTAAATTCATAACCAGTAGCGATACCAGAAAAATCATTCAAAGCAGTCGTGGCGATTGCTAACTGATCAATTTCTCCAAGAGCGGTTTCTAAAGCTTGAAATCTACTATTATTTTCAAATTCTCCTGTAGAATCAATGAATAAAGTTCCCAAATATCTTAAGTCTCCGCGAACTGAAACAGAAGAAGATGAAGAGTCTTTTGATATACTAATAGAAGATGTATATGAATGTAGAACATTATTATTTATAACGTCAACTTTATCTGGATCAGCAAAAGTGAAAGAGAAATTAAGCAAGTTTGCTCCAGTATTTAAATCATAATTAAATTGAGTTGGACCATCTTGAACAAAACTATAAACGCCTGATTCGTAATCAGAGTAAGAGTTGACTAACGCATTTATTGCGACATCTGTAGCTTGATCTGGTGTAAAATTTCCAGTAGTTAGCAATCCATCTTGGCTACCTGTATTTGCATCTATACTACCCTGAATACTACCATTTACATTGATGGAAAGTTGAGAGTCATCATTAAACGAAATTGATGTAGAGACATTTAGAATACCACTGTCAGAATAAGAATTCTGAGAGTTATCTCTATCTGATGCAGAATAAGAATACACTTCAGTGACTCCGTAAATGTTTTCTTTTCTGTCTACATTTTCTGTTCTAGAGGTTAAGAAGGCATTAGTCCCGCTGTTAAACAGGGCGATATTTTGGAAACCACCTTCAAGCTTCCCAGTTACAAAGTCACGAGCGTTATCAAAAGGATCACTAGAGTTTACCTTTAATCCTTTCGCAGAAACAGTGTGAGTTGCGGTAATAATTTTATTTTCATTTTCATCATAAGACCAAGAGTTTTGTGGATCTGTAATTCCGAAATAATCTGAGAAAGTTTCTCCAGAATAATATAACACGGTTAAATTATAAGGCAAGATGGTCGTTGAATCGCTATCATTGAAATCAATTGTTTCTATAAGCGCAGAAGGACAAGTTTTAGTCTCGTTTTCAATAGTGATAGTTAGATCTTCATATTCACTAAGAAAACCACTTACCATTTGCATCTTTTGCAAATCTAATCCACTCAAATCGCTCCCAGTTAAAAAACCCACTATATTAACTCTAATAGCACTATGATCTAAAAGTCCACCAAATTTCACAACTTCATCCTCTTCAGAAAAAAGAGGAATAGGTTCTGGGAAAGAATAACTCCCATATGTAATTGAGGTCGCCATATTAAGCTATTATATACTGTATTACACGAGTTGTAGTTCCATCAGCTAAATTAGATGTAACTATATCGCTTGTCGCGTGATATTCTGTCTCCTCTAAAGCTGCATTAATTTCTGTAGTTTTACTGTTTAAAAAATCCTTTCCATAATGAATTCCATATGAAGGGTCTGCCGTGGTTGTAGCAGTCACTGTTGCTGACCCCAATTTATCCAAATCAGATACTACAAGTTTTTGTTTTAAATTAGATACATCAATAACCACGCTATTTCTTTTCACTTTATCTTGTTTTTGGACAGATATATCAAACTTCAAAATTCCTCTTGGTAATGGTCCAGAATTATAAGTATCATCTGTAGTATACTTAATATTCTCTGTCACTGATCCTCTAGGTTTATCAATTGTTGCTGATCTAGATTTTTCATATATGCTAGTTGCTTCAGAAAACAAATTAGAAACCTTGGTGTTATTTTTATCTTTGTAAGATTCCCATAAAGCAATCACACTATCGTATCTTGTTTGTGAGTTTTTATCCCTAGCTTTGTAAGTGACGCTCAAATCATATTCAAAAAATGCCCCCGTTTTGTTTTTAGTACAATTATAGGAAATGCTATTTTGTTGAGACAATTGCGGATCAGTAGAAAAACTTATAGAGAGGGAAGCTTTTCTTGAGTCTTTTGTTATTCCCTTTTCTATGGCAAATGGTTTACCAAACTGACTTTCTTGATCAGATATAATGCTATCTATAGTTGTTCCAATGGCATTGCCTATTATATTAGAAGAGTCATATTTTAATGATGTAAGCTCAATATTAAAAACTTTTGTAAGATACCCTTTCGCATCAATAGAGCTAGAAGTAGTTATTTTTTTCGAAACATCTTCTGAATCAACAACAAAAGAAGAATCAAAACTTTCTTGCAAATCAACAGATAAGTTTACTAAATCAATAGTTTGATTGAGTGTTCCATTATAGTTGTCATCGAACCTAGCATTCTCAGATATCCCATCTTCGTAGTATCCCAAGTTGGGCCTATTGGCGTAGTAATAATTAGTAAGAAATATCTTTGCGTTTGTTAAAAACTGATCTCCCGCATCTTGAGAATATTTGATTGATACAGTTCGTTCATAAGAGTAATCTGCATCTGATCTTGTAAAAGTATAACTCTCTGAGAATTCTTCTAACAAATGAGGACTTGGGATATACTTAGCAAAAGCAGTTGAGCTATAGTCATCCAATCTTCTTCTCTCTTCAATTGTAATATTTACAGTATCTTCTCCATTCAGAGATCCCTCTTCAAAAGATATACTAGTGAGCAATCCGTTTAATATTTCATCTCCAGCTATGCGAGCTGTTATATTTTGCCTTTTGTAAGCAGATCTTATAGCCGCTCTACCAGAAAGAAGAACACCATCGTTATTGTCGAACTGTATATCTTCAACCTTTATAGTATAATTAAAAATAACCAAGTATCCAAATATCTCCTGACTCTCTAAATAAGAGTAAGATATTTGAGAGCTAGAGTTTATTACATTGTTAACTAAAAGGCTCATTTTTAATATTTATTTTAATTGCCACCAGTAAGCTTTTTAATTTGTTCCCTATTTGCCTCTATTATTTTGACCAGCGTTTCTATTCTTGTATTTTGCGTTTTTATAGCTACTTCAGCATTACCAGCCATTGTTAAAACTTTGTCTGATATTCCTCCTATAGCTTCTGAAGCAGCTTGGTATCCAGCAAAATTATCAGCAGCTGTGTTTAAAGTAGCTTCTGTTCTTTTAATTGCAGCTATTGTCTTTTCTGCATTAAAGGCTTGTGAATACGTCTGCATTTGTTTTTCTATAGCTTTTTGCTGCGCGAGTAATGCTTGTAGTTGTTCAGCATTGTCTTTCAACCCTTTATTGATATCACCTTGTCCCCCAGCATTCAAGAATCCTCTTCTTTGTTCTGCTGTACCTCCAATAACAGATTTTCCAGCAGCTCCAGACCTTTCACCTTTTGTCAAAAGATCTGTAGTCAAACCTCTAATAAAATCTTGCCTCCCTGACCTGAGACCACTAATAGATCCTTCAAGCGTTGCCACTAACTCTGCTATCCGTACATCTTTTTGATCTTGGGTTAAATTAGATCCCCTGATAGACTCCAATGCTTTTTTGAAATTTGAAATTATATCAAGATTAAACATATCTCCCTTTCCTGCTCTAACAATATCAGATGTTTGCAGTTCTCTAGATTTTTTAGTTAAAGCTAATTTTTGTTTTTCGTTTTCAAGAATGAGCCTACCAACTTCATTCTGTTTTTGCTGCATAAAGATAGCTCCTTCTGAAACTTTTTGCTTAAATTCTTCTGAGGCTTCACTTAAAGCTTGTTTTAATTGTTCTTTTTCATCTAGGCTTGTCGCACCAGCTAATTCTGTTTTTATTTGCTCAACCAAGGCTTTTGCCTGAGTAGTCTCTCCTACCTTTGAAGCTATAGAAAGGTCTCTATTAATAAGATTTGCAAATGGCCCTTGTTTGCCAACCATTAACTGCTGACCAAGATCAATTCTCTTTTGCTGAAAAGCAACATCCCTTCCTAATTTTTCGCCAATATTATTTTCTCTTTGTTGGTTTATCCTAGATTCTGCGTCTCTAATAGTATTCAGAGAAGTTTGAATCTTGTTTGAATTGTCTATTAATTTACGTGCTCTTTTAGCAATTTTCGTATATTCTTTTTGAGCCCTTACAAACTGAATCGTTCCTTTTTTAGTTGCAGCAAATGCCTTTTGAGCTTGTATTAGTTGATCTGAGATATCTAAATCAGCGATGCCAGTTTTAGAAGCTAAATTCCCCAATTGTTTTCTAGTTTGTTCGTTTCCTTGTCCTAAAATATCAAATTGAACTTTTTGAGCTTCAAACCTTGAACCATCAGGTTTAGCGAATTCTTTTGCTTGTTCGTCAAATTCTTTTATAGCTTTTTTGCTATCAAACATAGATTTAGCTAAACCAGCAGCAGCACCAGCCGCCGCACCAAGTGGCCCAGCAACAGCAGCACCAGCCGCAGCAAATTGTGTAATTGAACCAGTTGCTTCAGTGAAAGCTCCTGCTTTATCACTACCAGTTAAATCCCTTACATTTCCTGCCTGACTACCAATAGCAGCTCCAGCAAGACTAAGCCCTAAGCCTCCTCTAAAAGAAGCGGTTCTGTTCCCTAGAGTGCGAAAAGTACTTCTACCTACCGCCGCCGTGCCTCTACCAAGTTTGCTTTGAGAAACGCCTCTACCAAATTTGCTTTGAGAAACTCTTCTGCCTAAATTCGCCGCGCCTCTACCCACACTCTGAAAAGTTGGTAATTGTGTTCTTATAAACCTGTTTCTTTTAATTCTGGCTAGTCTTTTTCTAGCTTCTGGGCTTCTGTCTTTTGAATCCCTCTCTGATGATCCTCCTCCCAAAGAACCTCCTATCCCCCCTGCCATCATCATCAGCATCATTGGGTCTATACCCATATCCATAGATCCCTCATTGTATCTTCTTACTTTAAGATTTGGCAGTGAGCCTTTCGCCATGTTTTGAATATTCAAGAATCTCTTTCTTGAACCTATTATTCTATTTGATTGAGCTAAACTACTAGCACCTCTTTTCAAATTACCCTTAGAATCATAAAATTGAGGATTCTTTCTTCTATCTCTTTCTATAGATCTTCTTAGAGCGACATCCTTATTTTCTTTTTGAGTAATTGCGCCAGCACCTCTTTCTTTACCAACCTTAGAATAAAAAGATTTAATATTACCAGAGCTTTGAGAAGCCTTAAAATCAGCTATTCTTTCGCTAATCCCAAAAAGTTTTTGAATTCTACTAATATTAGCTCCTCCGCGAACATCAAAGTCTCCACCCTTTTCTCTTTGAGCAGCTTGATAATCTAGAGATTTTGTAATGCCAACTTCAAAGGCCGAACCTACAGCAGACTTTAAAGCTCCCTTTGCTCCAGCGATAGTTTGGAAGCCTCTTTGAATATCTCTAAAAGAAGCTTGTCTACCCAAAGGTTGAAGTTTTTGTGTCCATTTAGCAGCACTACTAAAAAGATTTTTTTTAATCTGACCTTCTAGATTAGCTTCTGCCGAATCAGAAGATCCTTGTATAGCGTTTTTTTGCGGCCCTCTAACAACAGCTCCACCTTGAAATTTTTGGCCAGCAATTGTTGAAGGCGGTAAAGATCCTTTTGCTCCAACTTTAGGGACAAGAAAGGCATATTTTCCTTTAGATACTAGCCCCTTTCTACCCCTTCCAGTTCCTTTGTTAAATCTAGGAATTTGATCTTCGCGTAAAATCTCTTCTCTTCCATTAATGCGAACTTGCATTTCGGAAGTGTTCATAACAGCAGGTTTACCCCTAAAATTAGTGACATAAGGCATCGCTCCAGAAGGAGCATCTCTAGCCTCATTCATCATGGCGGTCATCAAGTTAGGCTCCATTTCGCCAGCTCCTCCAGCAGCGAAACGTCTTCCTCTTTTACCTTTAAAAGAGCCCGTACTTGAATCAAATCCAGTTACTCCCCCTCTTCTAGCTATATTTGAAATATTAGAAACAAGATCTCTTTGTTGAACCAATAACTGATTTTCTTTTTGGATCGCAGAGATTACAGCTTGTTCTTTTTGAGCTTGAGTTGCGGTAGTACTAACAAGTGTATTTCTTAAGTTCGCATCCTTTTGTAATAAACCAATAAGACCATTTTCGATTTGCTTGATTCTTTCAGTAGCAGAGCCTATCTCCATAATACTCTTAAATCCATCTTTAGCAAACTTAATAACTGTTTTAAATATCTTAGCAAAAGCAACTGTAAATATAGCTAACCCCGGCCCAGATAAAAATGTACCAATAACTTTAAATAAACCTTGAACAAATTTACTCCCTTTTTCTGGGTCGAGAGCACTATCTAATGATTCTGAAAAACTTGTTGCAATTCCAATTAAATTTTGCAGCAAAGGACCAAAAGTAAGGTTGCCTATTTTTTCTCCAAGACTTGTTACACTGACAATAAGAGAATTTAAATTAGCAAGGAGTGTCTCATTAAGAGCTGCATTTTTTTCCGTAGCTTGATTCGCGGCATTAAATGCTTCTTTTGTAGCTTGCCCAAATACAGAAGCTTCGTCTCCAATATCTTTTAATGCGGCACTAACAACGTTAATCTGGAATACACCACCAGCTAATTCTTTAATCTGACTTGCTACAGTTGGATCAGATATATTTTGCAATGCATCAGATAAAGCTTTTAATTTTTGAACCCCATTTTGATTTGCATCTATTGCAACACCCAATGCTTTAAGGTCTTCAATTGTTGAGCCTCTACTCAAGCGGGTAAAAATTGATTTAAAAGCGTTACCAATAACAGCACCACCTCGTGCAGTTCTTTGTTCAACAGCTGTAATTAAACCAAGCAATTCGTTAAAAGAAACTCCAGCATCTTCTGCTGTCGAACCAGCACGACTAAATCCTTCAGCAAGATCTTGAGCAGAAACCGCAAATGCAGTATCAACTGCAACAATTTTGTTTACAACTTGGTTCGCTGTTAATCCAGCAGAAGTAAATCCATTCATAGCTGCGGTCAAAGCCTTAACAGACTGTTCTGCTCCTAGTCCAGATATTCTCGTTAATATAAGTGCAGCTTCAAGTCTTTTAGCACTTTCAGTGGCCCCTAAGCCTTGCCTCGCAAGTTCAGCGGCTCCTTCTGCCACAGTATTAAAAGATTGCCCAGTAGTTTTAGCAACTTGGAAAATTGAATTTCTATACTTGTTAAATTCTGCCGCCCCAGCACCTAAGATAGAGTTAATCTCTTTTAGTTTAGCCTCAACATTGATAGTTGCGCTAACTAAAGATTTAAAAGACTGAGTTATGCCGTTAATAACAGCAGTAGTTGCTCCAAAAGCAAAAACGCGAGCAGTAGATGCATCTAGTGACTTTTGGAACTCAGAAGCTTGGCCCGTAATCCTACCTAAAGCCTGTTGCACCTGTTTCGCAGAAGCATTAATACTAGCTGGATTAAGGTTTAAATTAGCATTAATATTGATTGGAGAAGCCATTGTAATTAAATACACTAAAAGTCTTCAGCGGTCAACTTTCCTCCATTTTGCGCCATTTTAGATCTTAAATCAGAAACTCCTTCTGTAATCTTATCTTTTTCGGATGTATTTTCTTTTGGCTGGAAATTGTATATTTTTAAAGGATCTTCCCTTATATCATCAGGAATTTCAAAATTTTTCAACTTGTTTAGAAGAACAGAGGCGTAAGATAACAAACTTTTTTGCCATATTGTTATTTTATAAATATTCGTATCAAGGATTTGATTCGGATCTCTATAATTCAAACAATAAACATCAAAAAAGTAAGAGTCAAAGGCTACTTTTATTAAATTTTCACTCTTTGTTAATTGCTCTATTTTTGAATTAACTTCAGGAATCAGAAAAAATAAATCATCCTCACTGACATTGTTTTTCATCTGCTTATCATAAAACAAGCTAAGACCTATTTCTTTATTGATCCTCTTCCTTTTTGCTAAGTTTTCAGCACTATGATTTGTAAACTGATTTTTTTTTGTTTGCAGTCCTTCAAGTTCTTTTACGTATTTGTCAATAGAAGCTTGAAAAGCCTTCCTTGAATTATTATCTACTATTTTTGAAGAAGCTTTGTTGGACTTATCAATCATCCACTTCAAATCTTTTATTGAAGATTCTTCTTCTTTCGACCATCCCCCTCTTTTAATGGCTTGCTCCAAGAGTTCCTCTTGGGTTTTAATCCCTTGCTTTCTAGCTAAATTAACACAGTCTATCTCAAACTCTTCAAGTTTTAAACTTTCGTATATCCTGAAGTGTTTAAAATAGTAATTTTTATATTTGTGAGTTATTTTACTATAACCACGTAATATATCTAAGAGTAGTGAATTTTCCTCGTTCATTCATCACCGAAAACCTCTTTCATTTTTTGTTCAATCTCCTTCTGGTTGGCTCCCATCTTGTTATACCACAAATTAGCAACTCTAGCCAAAGTCTCAAAAGATAAATCAAAAATAGATTTATTGTCTAGAAGGGAAATGTCTTCAATATCCTCTTCGTCTTCACACAGTTGTAAGTAATGCTGTCTTTTTTCATCAAAATCGTCCCCTAAAAATAAAGGGAAGATCTCAACAGAATCATTTACTTTATCTTCATAATAAGAAAAATTAAAAATAAACCACTCAATGAGCTTCTGCTCTGCTTTTGCTTCTGCTGTCTGATTATATTGAATGCGATAGAATTGTTCAAAGTCCGCTACAGTCTTCTGAGTTTCAGTGAATTTCTCTTTAGCTTCTTCAAGTTTCTTTTCTTGCTCTTCATCAAGGTCTTTTTGGCCCTCGTAGAATTCAATAATTTTAGCTGCTTCCATATTTTCAACAAAAGCCTTGTTGATCATGTCACTAGTCAAACTAGAAGAACTTTCTGAATTATTAATTTTATTATTAAGTAAAAACTTAGTTAAATATCCAGCATTAATAAAATCATTATATTGTTGCCCATAAAAGAATTCTGCATTTTCAATTTCAGCATAAGAAGGTTTGGCAAAAATTACCCTATTAGAAACAGTTTTGGTTTTTGTTTTAAAAGATTCTACAATATCACCTTTCGCGTTCTCTTTTTGTACAGAAATTTTCTGTTTTACTTTTCTCTTGATTGGGAAGGAGTACAGCTCTTTCATATATTTTTCGACAATATATTATCGTTAAAAATATAGATATGTCAACAAATACTAAAAAATATATTCAATTCCAAGAGATGAATCTCCATGTTTTTCAAACTCAATATAATCAAATCCAGTCGAACCAGAAACATTATTAGCAATCAAAACATCATCAATAAAGTAAGAATAAGTGTCGTTGCTTTTCATATGGATAGATAGATTAACTGGAATATTCGGAGCGTATCCTCCAACAAATTTACCAGACTGATCAAAAACATACCCTTCATATCCAGAGAATACAAAACCACTATTAAGCAACCCATCTCCTTCTGCATTACCAGTTCCACCAGCAACAGAGAACCCAGAAAAAGTGTTTTCAACTAGAATATTTAAATTCAAAATAGATTCTTCGTATCCAGTAAGTTGTTGATAAACTTTCATTCACTATATATTACACAAAAAACAGCCCCACCTTTCGGTGAGGCTGCTTAGATTTTTTTAGTTATAATTAACTGATTGGTTGAGCAGTCAACTTGTTATTATCTCCACTTACGACCGTGAAGCTTGGCACACTAGCCGTTGGCTTGAAGAACAAGCCTTGATCAGTAGTGCTAGCACCTCCAATTTGAGCAGAGAAGGTGAGGTCAACAGTTTCGTTGTCATCAAGTCCTTGAGAGAAAGATTGATTATCAAGAACTGCACCTTGTAGGATGTATGTAATTTTATCAGCTCCTGCGTCTTTAATATTCAATGTAATATTAGTTTTATTGTTTTCAGCAGTTCCAGTTAAGGCATACTCAAGCGCACCAGAAGCAAAGTCCCTAGTAAGAGAGCTAAGACTCATAGTAACATCAATTGGGAACTCAAGAAGTTTAGCATAAGCTAATTCATTACCAAGAGCCTCAATAACTTCACGGGCTAATGGAAGCTCAATAGAAGCACTCTGAATCGGCAAATCACTAAAGCTAGGACCACCAATTGCGGAATCTCCATCACCTGCATCATCAAAACTAATAGTAACATCTTGAGGGCGAAGAACAAGAGGAAGGTTAGCAGTATCAGAACTTGGAGGAGCAAGCAGGACAATACCAGTGTGAGTTCTCTCACCTTCCAAGTCTAATGATGGGTTTATAAGACCAGAGTTAATTCCAGTGTAGAAAACAACATTAGAGGCTTGCATTTCAACATCAGCTCGTGGGATATCTCCAACACTAAAGTTCGCACTGTAGCTGGAAATAAAGCAGTTTCCAAATCCAACAACGTCATGATTATCTTGGGCTGCAACCATTTTTGCCGTAGTATTAAGCGTAAAAGCATCTTCTCCTTCTTCAACAGTCAAAAGGAAAACGTTGCGCTCTTTCAGAATAGGATCTTCTGTTAATTGACCAGAACACATTTGTCCTGTAGAACCAGAAGTCGATTTAAAAAACCCCAGAGCTAATTCATTCTCTCCATCCCCCAAGTAGTAACCGAAACTTAAAGTTGGATTAACTTCAGTAAGGTTAACGGTTCCGATTCGCGCCAACTGACCAAACTCTCGTACGTCTTGACGTGCGCCAGCGAGATCCATTTCGAATGAGAAGGTATCAACGCGATGCAAGTGATGACCTGTAATCAGACTGTTTCCAGTTCCATCATATCCTGCGAAATTATCCCATCCAGTAGGAGTTACATAGACTGCCTTGTTTTGTGAAATTACTCTAGTTCTTGTAGCCATATTTTAAAAAGGTTTACTTTAAATACACTCATTTAAGACCTTGGGAAACGATAGGTCAATAAATCGAAGTCCAAAAATGCTATAGAGAAATCTTTATTTAGTTTTTCTCGTAAAGCTTCAGAAACCACTTTTGAAGCAGTAACGCGATCAATATAAGAACATAATGGACTGTCTCCCTGATCTCCTACAACACCAGTATAGGTATAAGGAAAATCCTTAACAGAATAAGAATAAGCGTATGGGAAATCCTCATAAGGAACATGAGTTACCTTTTCTCTCACGGTATCTCTAAGCCTAGAAATAACCGAATCTAAAATATAAGAATCTTTGGTGAGAACCATAACACGAACTCTACTTTGAGTATTTTCTTCTCCACCAAATGAAAACTCTTCATTCTCAGAAGAAGCTAAGGAAACAAAACAAGCTGGAAGGAAATAAGATCCTTTATCAAGAATCCCCGTTTCATTGTAAAAATAAGGAGAATCTTGGCCATTCTCAATAAAATCAGAGTGTACCAAAAATTCTAAATCATCATCATGAGAGATATAAGTATTAACCTCCTTTACTGAATACGTGCCAGAAACGCTCAACCCAGTCCCAGAAGCCGAAGGGAATAAGATGCGACCATTATTGTAATCTGTATATACGCTTCCGTTAGCACTAGAATCTCCTGTAATAAAAGCATCTCCAACAAAAAAACCAGAATTAACCACATCAACATCATAATCAGCTACAAGCTGTCGATATTCCCCCTGATACCCAACCATATCAGTAGGAATGTCGTCGAAATCCACATAACGAAAATTATTTTCTAATCCCGTAAGATAAGCTTTTGTGTCAGATTTTAACAAACGATTCTCTAACCACAAGTAAAAACTAGACAATAAATTTTGATCAAATTGAGCTTTCATTTTTTAAAATTTTGTAACATCTTTATAAAACTTATCTACTAATTTCGATATGTAAGGCTGAGTCCTGAAGCTAGCAGCCCTTAAATCATTTTTGATCTGCACTCCAGTACCAGACCTAGATTTAGGAATACCTTTCCCTCTATATAAAAATGAACCCAAATTAGATAGTCCCTTTTCTATTCCTTCTGCCCAGCTAGAACCACTTGCCCAAGGTATTTGGGATACGCTAAAAAGCTCCTCTTTGGAAGGGGGATTTGCTATAGATATTCTAAACCTTCCACTAGAGATTGCCCTAACTGTTACTGAAAGCTTTTGTTTTATAACTTCGCCAATTGCTGCTATTGGGTCTTCTCCTCTATCAAAACCAATAAATGAAAAAAGGTTGCCATAACCATTCAAAGTGCCAGAGCTGTTAGAAGCATTCGGCCCAGCTTCTATTTCTTTAGTAACAGAGTGGCTATAGAAATCTTTAATTAACTTTTCTTGAGCTTCTTCAATAATTGGCAAAACATACTTTCTTACCTCTCGCCCAGTAATCTTGCCATTATTACCAACAGTAACCTCTTTAAGAAGTGCTGCTTTATTTATGGAAACTTCAAATTTACTTGCTGACAGGAATGCTTTAGCCATTAGTTTTCTCTTTTAAGGAATACAGTATAATATTGAGTTGAGAATGGCCCCACATTTTTTGCGTCAGTATCTACAATAAATAAATTGTCATCAATTTCAATCCTAGTAGAATCTTTTACTTTTTCGTAACCATCTGAATCAACTTTTATTCTCACTTTGCCGTGAGAAGCGGTTAAATTAAATTGCGCCCCAGCGTCTATAATAGACTCGCCCTGATTTGGCGCGTAGCTGACCCTAGCTTGCACTGTGTGCTTGACTAGCGTAGTTTGTGAACTCAACTTAGAATCATCCTTGGTCCTGCCGTACAATGGATTGTAGTTCAAATTAGCGGGTCTTGTGCTAATCTTTTTTTCTATGTAGACATAAATGTCTCTGGCAAAAGTATCGTGTACTTCGCTTAATGCACTTTGTATTGCTGACTTTTGAGCAGATGTAAGTAGTGAAGCCATTAGTATGATCTATAAGAGCTTGTAGGTTGATAAGAATCAATGCTGTCAATTGGCTCAATTCCATCTCGACCAAACACCTGCAATGGGGAAGACTTGTATTGGTTATAACGTCCTACCAAATCATTTAGCCTATCAGTAGCATCAACCTTTAAATCTCTATATGTTTTAGCAACGGAGTTTTTGTTTTGTCTCTGAATAGTAGTATCACCTTCTTTGAGGGTAATCCAGTCAGTATCTCCCCCATAAGTAAATCCACGCAGAGAATCCCTAGCTGCTTTCTCATAGTAGTGAATCTGATATAGTGTGGAAAGAATATTTTCTTCAATTGGCAATAAACCTGATCCTGTAGCAATTTCTATAGCACCAGTATCATTAACATAAAATTCTTCATTGGTGAGGCCATTAAGTTCTCCAATGTTGGTCTCAAGCCAACCAGAAACATAAGACACAGGAAACCTCTGCCTATCTTCTGAAAATTCGTAATTGACTATTTTTGTTGCTAGTGAGCCAAGATCATTCATTAAATAATCTTACAGCAAAACAAGCATTTAGGGAACTCTATAGCTCAAACAGCTTCTTAACTTCTGGGTCTTCAGTAGAGATTACTGGTTTGGGTGATCCAGCAACAGAAACATTGTGTTGCCTCAAATAAATATCAAAAGATTTCTCTAATGCCTTTTTCAAAGAAGGTTTAGACCCCATTTCCATTCCTGAAATTCCAACCCTTTGAGCTAACTCAGTCATCTGAGAAATAGACATAGAAGCTAAAGTTTCAGCAAATATTTCTTTATCTAAAGTTTTGTAGGGGTTCATATCTTTAATCCCTAGTAGATCTTCAAGCTCCCTAGCTTTTTCAATTCTTTCGCCTTTATCTTCGTGATTTTTTCCATCAGCAAAATGGAACCCTTGTAGGTTTTCTTGATCTGCCATAACTTATAATAAAGTATTACACTAAAAAAATCAAAAAAAAAGAGCCGCCCCGTAGGGCGACTCCTAAATTTAGGAAACCTCTATTAGAGGATGATTCCGCAAAGAGCGCGGTCGTCAATACAGACGCGACCCTCTTCAACTTTACCATAGTAACCAATCTTATTCTGACGGACAGAGAACTGGTCGTCAACGAGAACGTTGAGTTCACCAGTTGAACCTTCGTCAAGAACAACAGGACGGATAAGAGCGTCACGAGAACGGTCGATACCGATAAGGATCTGCTCAGAAGCTTCAGTGAAGCTCACGCTACCCTTAACAGCATCAAAGATCTTATTGAAACGCTGTCCACTACCCATTTCAAGAACTTCAATGATATTGATACCATAGAAGCTTGGAAGACCAGCACCGCTATAAAGCTGAGAGCGAAGATCTTCTGGAGCAGCAAGTCCATTAGAAGCAGCATCGGTAGAGATAGTTCCACCAAGAGCTTTCGTGGTGTTGATTGGGTTGTAAGCCATAGCGCGAATGTCTGCAACTGCTTCAGGAGAAACAAGCAAATCAGTCACACCAACTTTAGAACCACCAACTGGAGTACCACCAACGAAAGAGCTGTTGATACGCTTAGAGGTGGTGATCAACTGATTCAAGTCATCAAGAAGCAGAGTCGATCCTGCGGCAGAGATAATATGATCTCCTGCGGTAGCAGTGAGGCTATCTCCACCAACGAGAGCGGTAGCAAGCACGTTGAACGCAGTGCGCTCCTGCTTGAGCATAACCTCTTGAGCCATACGAGTAAAGGTCTTGGAAACCACATCAACGCGAGCCTTCTTAGCATACTTACGGTCGAAAGCGAGTGCGCTGTCGAGAGTGTAAGTGCTAAACTTCAGCTCGTTATGAGCTGGGAAGACTTGGTTGTAAGGAAGTCCACCAGCGACTTGCTGGGAATAAACCTGTACATAATCTTCTTCAGTAACATCGTGGAAAAGGTCAAGAGGAAGAGATGGATTATCATCAGCCTGATAAGTCAGGGTGGTGAAAAGATTTCCAACAGTCACAGCGTTGTTGATAACTTCAGTGACCACAGGTCCAAGAAGTTCTGCAACAGCTGCCTGTGCTTCGTAAGCCTCCTCACGATTATTCGAACCCATTGCGCGAACAAGGGCTAACTGATCTTCAGTTCTTTTAATAGTAATTTTCATAATCTGTGAGTAAAATTAGAGGTTGATGTTAACGATTGCATAGTCTCCTGCGTGAGTATCACCAGCAGCACGAGTTCCAGTTGCAAGGACTTGACCGACTTTAACAGCATTACCACCAGCAACACCAAGTTTTCCAGCAGCGTGCCCATAAACGTCAGTTCCAACAGCAGGAACAGCAGAACCAGTAAATGCACCTTCCATGAAAGTGAAGATACCTTTGGTTGCAACAGGGACGGACTCTCCAGAAAGAACGCACTGAAGCTCTTCTTTCTTTTGTGGGTAGAAACGAAGTTTCTCACCGTTTTCGTCAGTGTCACGAACGTCACGAAGAAGAATTCCAAGAGCAGAATCTCCAGATCCAGCAGCTTCCACACGAAGTGGGTTAACAGAAAGTGGAGAATAAGCGTTACCCTGAGAAGTCAGGAATTCGCCTCCACCATCGACGAGATCAACAAGATCGTCGTTAAGGTTGGCGGCAGAGACTTTAACAATAAGTCCTGCCCCTTTATTTGTACCTTCCATAGCGAACATGTTGACAACATCGTTGTCATCATATTGACGGAAAGGCAACAAGTTAGTAATTTCATTAGCCATAATATTTATTTGTAATTAGATTTTTATTTAGTAACTTCAACAGAGAAGTTTTCTTTTAGTTTTTCAACTAAAGAGATTTGTTCTGAGGCTTCAGCGTTGTTGTTAGGAATAGAAGGGGCTTCAACCTCTTCAACTTCCAGCTCATCTTCGCTAGCCTTAACTTCTTCTTGCTCTTCAGTAGCCTCTTCAGCCATCTTGGAAGCAATAGCTTCTTCGATTTTAGCTTTAACAGCCTCTTCTTGAGCAGCAATGGCCTCTTTGGTCTTGCTTGCAAAAAGAATAGAAAGTTTCCCTTTAAAGGCATCAAAAGCTTCCTCAGAAGCCTCAACAACCTTTAACTCATCTACGACTAACTGAAGCTCTGCCTCAGTAAGTTCGTAAGTGGAGTCGATAAAGTTCATGCGAGAGTTAAATAACTCAACAGCAGCTTGAGCTTCGATCTCAGATTTGAGAGAAGTGAGTTCTGACTGAACAGCTTCAAAAGAAGCTTTCATTTCAGCAAGATCTGCTTCAGCCTTTTCACGGGCTTCTGCTTCAAGTTGAACTTTAGATTTCCAGTTTTCGGAATGCTCAGTAAGAGCATCACGCATAATCTCGCCAACGGAGCTGGCTTGATCGTCCTTCTTGACAACGGAAGCTACGCTTTCTGCAACTTGTGTCATTAATGTTTCGAATTGTTCTTTATCCATATCAAAAATATCGAATTTGTTTGTTGTTACAGTGTTTTTATTGTTTAGGGAATTTTTAATATTAATATTATCTTGTTCTGCTAAAGAATTATCAACATTGTTTTCACTTTTCTCTGGTTCTGAAGTATAAACTCCTTTAACTCTAGCAGCAGGTTTATATGTCAATGCCGCTCCTAAAGGATAAGTTTCACCATGAATTAATCGATGTACAGGAGTTCCATCTTTGTCCATACCTTTGCCTCCAAAGCCCTTTACATATTGCTTTAACTCTTCTGCCTGTGAACCTTCGGCAACTTGGCACTCGTCCAATCTATTAGATCCATAGACGACTTTATAGTTCTTAAATGCAAGTTCCCAACTAGTAGCAATACTTTGATATTCTTCATTTTCTTCTTTAGCGGCTTCTTCAATGGCTTCTGCTAACTCTGGAAAAATATTTTTGTAAATTAAACCAGCAGCATTAATATAAAAAGGCTCTTTTTTGTCAGCGTATGATTCAATAGCGTTATCTTTAAAATCATACTCATCAACAGAGAAAGAAGCGTTAATCATATGCCCTACAATTTTGTGCTTCTTATGTTCAATGTTAATCGGCTTATTAATAAATCTTTTTACTGCTGCTACGGCTGTTTCAGAATCAATACCGTCTCCGTTCTTGTTAAACTCATTAACTAAAGCTAAGTTGAAGACAACAGGCAAAACATCAACATTCTGTGACGGGTCAAAATCTTCTGGAAGTAGAGATTTAGCTGCCTCTGCGATAGATCCTTCTGATACTCCGAACTTCTCGTAGTCAGTCTGTTTGAGAGCTTTAATGTTACAATCAAAGCTACTTACCTCAAAATCTTTTAAATCCATAAAATGTTATACACTTAAATTTTAGTTGAGTGATATAAAATTGCAGCAGACATATCGTCAAGCTGATGCTTAGAACCCATATCTAGAACTTCAGGGTCAACATTTAACTCAGAAAGGTTATCTAGATTCTCCACAACATTAGATAGTGTTTCATCCCACTCTTTTGATGGCTTAGAAACAATGATTGATTCACAAGCGCGAGAAACTAAGTCTTTCCGATCTTCATCAAGTTCTTCTAAACCAAACTTAAGAGCAAAGTCGCGGTAAGCTCTCAATTCAAACTCACTAACCATTTTAGTAGCTTCAACAATATGTTTCTTAGAGAAGTTAGAATTAGATACTCCAATGGGGCGACCACCAGAAGGAGCTATAGGTGCAGCTTGTTCTTGAGGTTCTTGTTCGGAATCTTCCTCGTTTTGAAAGAGATTAATGCTATTTACAAGAGGCATGTAGTAACCCTCTTCCCTCTGCTCTTTGAAAGATTCTTGGGCAGACATTAGATCTTCTGCCTTTGGGAATACTCCATTATGAACAACTTCCATTCCTTGTTGTGGAGTGAGTACTCCAAGCTCCATCATACGAGTAGCAAGCTTGGTCATGTCTGAATTATCAAGAGTATCAGTCTTAACAAACTTAACCTCTGGCCAAGAACGCATACCAGCCGCTTTACAAATTCGACGGATCTCTGGCTGCAAGAAATCACGAATAAATTGCTGACGAGACTCTTCAAGACGCTGGATGAAGATCTTCATCTTAAGTTGTCCATCTGCGTATTTGTTATCCCCAAGTAAAACATTCTGAAGTCCTTCTTGGATGTCACGGTTTAAAATTTCATACTTTTCTGGACCAATTACTTTTCGGAGATCAGGAATAATGAAATCGGCTTTAGTTGTATAATCAGATACAAGAACACGACCAACGCTTTGGTTCTTAAAGATATTCTGCATAGCAGACAGGGCTTTATGGTTAACTCCACCCTTATCAGGCTCTGCACCCATAGTAACTAACAAAACAACATTTTCAATAGAACGAGAAATAGCTTGGTCAATTTTCTTAAGTTCTAATTTCTTATTGATGTCATCAAGGACAGAGAAAGCATATGGAACAGAAAGCGGCTCATAGTCTTGTTTTTTGGCAAACACTACATGTAGTAGTTCAGATGCTAATTTTATGTATAAACGCTCAGTTGTAGTAGCAGTGTTATTTTGTATTCTTACTTGGACATCTTCTGGTAAAGAGTTGTACATCTCAATCTCATGATCAGTTTTGGGATCTTTGAGTCGAGAAATCTCATATGGAGTAAGAACTTTAAAGTATTGAAAATCATTAAATGAAATAGAACCTTTAGTAGCAATATCTGTAGGGTTCATGATTAAATACTTAATAGGGATAGGCACACTTTTAGTTGCACCATAAGTCTCTAAAACCCTACCAGTATCATTTGTTTTAATCCTACCATCTACACGGTACATAAACACATTACCAGACCTATAGTATTCGCGGAAGTATTGTGACTTAATATCGTGTATTTTAATTCTTTTAAACCAAGCATTAATAAAGTTCCTTGATTTATCAGAACCGCCTTCTAGATAAAGGTCAGAATCAGCGAAATCAGATAACATATCAATAGTACTGCGGAAAGCTGGTACGTTAAAGTAAGCTTTCTGACATAGCTGAATAGCATCACGTACATCTACTGAATCACGGGAGTAATCAAATGGCAATAAACCATCATCAATATTCTTGAATCTGTTTTTAGTATAACTCTGAGTAACACTGTTAGTTCTTGAACTAGAACGCTTACTAGAATCAGAAAGCCTAGAAGCAGTTGTTTCATAAAGAGATTCTCCTACTAATTCTGGAGAAAACTCTTCGGCAAGAGATTGTCTTGTTAATTCTTCAAGATTATTATTGGGAGTATTAGATTTGAATTTTTCCCAATACTCAGACCTCTTAGTATACTTACGTTTTGCCATGTCACAAATTGTTACACTAAAGTTATAAAAGTTACTTTATAACTTTTCAAATTGTGAATGGAATAAATGTAGAAACAGGTTTTTTCTCTGGAGTAACATGAAGAGAGTCAAAATACACTTTGGCAAACCAATTGCCTAGAATTAAAGCAGAATAAGAATCTTTTCGTGCTCTATTTGGTCCCTTTTGTCTTCTTAAGTTTTGGGGTAGGTTAAATGACTGAGATCCTTGTGGGTTTGTAGCAACCTCAATGTTAGCACATTCTGACTTTGTAAGTTCAATGATACTTTTCTGATGATCAATTAAATCAATCATCTTAGCCCCTTTGGAAGAAGCAGTAATCTTGTGGTCCCACTTAATTTCCTCAATAGGTATGTTCTTTTTTCTTTGTTGATCAAAATGATCGTCTACCGCTCTAGCACCAAACAATATTCTTTTATGGTCTATTGCTGCTTGTAACATCTCATTACCATTTCTAATCCAATTAGACGTTGGCTTTCTTAAAATACAATATTTTCTTTCCTTTTGGTTGTATTGATTCTTGAACTGCATAATATCACCATGCCACTGATCTGGTTTTTCTAGCTCAACTTCAATTACTCCAATATCAACTTTAGCCTTTTTAAACAGTTCACTTTCATTACAAGAGTTTATAAATTGTACTCCTCCATTATAGTCACCGCATATACCGACAATATTAAAGTTTTCAATTAAATATAAGAAATACCTCATATGGTCTTTTAAGGACACTCCAGCCACTGCGTAGCTATGAACAAGGCAAATCTTCTGTTCGTCCCTCAGAACCTTAAATACGTGCATTGCGAAGTGGTCTGCACTTGTGTTACCAGCCCAGTTGGGGTCAAAAGCAAGAATATAGTCATCACTTGGATTCCCAACTACCTCAACAGCAGGAAATTCTCCATCCATGATGGTGCAAGCCGCCATTTTAGATAATCTAAAGTAACCATCGCTCTCATCTACGAACTGTGCCCCAAATTCCCTCTTGAACTGCATCTCAGACATAGTTGCCTTAGCTTGTTTAAGCAGGTTTTGATCGTATAACCTTGTAGGAGCACAATCATAACTCAATTGCATAATTAATCTATATGCATCATCAGCCGCTTGCTCATCTTCCTCGTCGTCTCTATCGAATTCTCCAAATATTAGCCCCTCATACTTTTTGTAGAGTTTGTACATGTATTCGAATTTGAATGACGGAGATGAAAGGATTATTAATTTGTTATTGGGCCATACATACCTATCTTCCTCTTTCAGCTCGCCTTTGTCGATTAGGCGGGATTCTAGTTTATGCAGTTCCTCCCTTTCAATTGGATTCTCTACAACTCCAAGGAATGGTATAATAACTTCATTGAATATCTTTTCTGGTATTGTTAAGAACTCATCTAACACAATCCTATTAAATCGAAATCCACGCAGTCGTTCTCCATTAGCTAACGGCAAAGCTATAGCGCGGCTATTACCAATTTTTAAAGTCCATTGGTCAGTACCTTTTGTTATTTTAACTCCGCATTCTTTTGCGAGCTTTGCCTCTGGCTTACTAAGGATATCTTCCATCTTCTGGAAGATCTGTTTTGATTGCCTAAAGCTACCTGCAATAACACCAATATTAGCATTGGGGTTCAGTAGACATTCAAGTAACACATAAATAGCTGTAGAGAAAGTCTTAGACATACCCCGTGAGAATACGAACATAGAGTAGTCTGATACCATCATTCCCTTGATGGCCATTGCTTGGAAAGGAAATAATTTTACCCCCAAAAATAATTCGGAGGTAAATGCTATATTAGCCCTTAAGAACTTGTATAATAAATACTTGGCCTCTTCGTCGGGAAGGTCGCCATCAAGTGTTCTTAAATAAGAGTTAAACTCTTGTGCGGAGTAATCATTTCGATACCGCTGTTTTCCTTTCTGCCATGCCATGAACTTTTTTCTCTAAGTGATATTGTACATCAACATGCCATAATTTTTGGCCATGATATAGTATTTTGGGTATAATTTTCTTTGCTCCTGCTCTTGAGTATGCAAAAATAAATTGAATATTTTCTGGGTAGTCTATCATCAGACTACGAACATTATGCCACAAGTAACCTAAGTTCGATTTAAACTTCGATACTTTGTTGTCTTCTTCGATTTTTTCAATAGACGACTCGACAACAATGAACATGTAAGAATTAAACTTGACACAACGATCCATTTCGCGCCTGAACCGTT